GCAGCATCTCCCTTGGCGGTGTTTCTGTTTCTTTGGGTGGTTCTAACGCTACTCCGGCATTTGATCTTTCGGATGCTACTGATTACCCCACTAGCAGTCTGGTTGGTACTATTACTAACGCACAGTTGGCAGGAGGTATTGCTGCCTCTAAACTTGCTGGTAGTATTGGCAACTCTTTGCTGTCAAACAGCAGCGTATCTTATGGTGGTGTAAGTCTTGCTTTGGGTGCTTCTGATGCTACCCCAGCATTTGATCTGTCGGATGCTACTAACTATCCTACTAGTTCACTGTCTGGTACGATTACCAATGCTCAGTTGGCAGGTAGTATTGCTAACAGCAAACTTGCCACCTCTGGTGTAAGTGCTGGTACTTATGGTTCTAGTTCTGCTATTCCCATCATCACGGTAAACAACCGTGGTATTGTTACTAGTGCAAGTACCACCTCTATTGATACTACTTCGATTGCGGATGGTGATACTAGTGTTACCGCAAGTGATGCTGGCAGCAGTGGTTCAACTGTTGATGTTACTATTGATAACAGCATAGTTTCTTCCTTCCTTGGGAGTGGATTTGATGTTACTGGCAATATCACCGTAAGTGGTACAGTTGATGGTCGCGATGTTGCATCTGACGGTTCCAAACTGGATAGTATTGAATCTGGTGCTGATGTAACCGATGCTACCAATGTGAATGCTGCTGGCGCTGTGATGAACAGTGATACTAGCACTGCTTCGATGAGTTTTGTTACCGATCAAGACAATATGTCTGGTAACAGTTCCACCAAGGTTCCTACTCAACAGTCGGTCAAAGCATACGTTGATACTTCTATCAATAACCTTGTCAACGGTGCTCCTGGTGCACTTGACACTCTGAATGAGTTGGCAGCGGCACTGGGTGATGATAGTGATTTCTCTACCACTATCACCAGCAGCATTGCTACCAAACTGCCTCTTGCTGGTGGTACGATGACTGGTAACATCGTCATGTCTGGTTCTCAGACTGTCGATGGGCGTGATGTTTCGGTTGATGGTGCTAAACTAGATGGTATTGAGTCTGGTGCTACTGCCGATCAAAGTGCTGCCGAGATCCTGACACTGATCAAGACCGTGGATGGTTCTGGTTCAGGTCTGGATGCTGATACGCTTGATGGCGTTTCTAGCGGTTCATTCTTGCGTAGTGATACTGGAGACACAAAGACCTCTGGTAATCTCACATTCAATGACGACGTAAAGGCAAGGTTTGGTTCAGGTGGCGATCTCCATGTGTACCATGATGGATCAAATTCAATCCTTCATAATGACACTGGCAATCTAAAAGTTGAGATTGATAGTTCTAATGGTAATGATATTCAAATTCTCAATAACAACACAACAACAATATCAAACCATTCATTCTCTTACTCTGCTAAGTTTATTTCTGGTGGTTCGGTAGAATTGTATGAAAATGGAAGCAAGAAATTTGAAACCACAACCAGTGGTGTTTCAGTATCAGGTAATATCGCGGTCTCTGGAACTGTTGATGGTCGTGATGTTGCATCTGATGGTTCTAAACTAGATGGTATTGAGTCTGGTGCTACTGCTGATCAGACTGCTAGTGAAATCTTGACACTTCTCAAGACAGTTGATGGTGCTGGTTCAGGTCTGGATGCTGACACTTTGGATGGTATTACTTCTGGTAATTTCTTGAGGTCTAATACATCTGACACATTCTCCGGCACACTAACAATGTCCGGGAACATTATTCCTAATGCAAATGGCACTAGGGATCTGGGTTCATCCAGCACCCGTTGGGCAAATGTCTACAGTTCTGACTTGGATCTGAGCAACGAAGCAAAAGGTCCTAACAGCATTGATGGCACTTGGGGTTCTTACTTGATTGAAGAAGGTGAAGAGCATCTATATATTACTAACCGTCGCAGTGGCAAGAAATTCCGATTCCTGATGGAAGAAGTCTAATTCTTATTGCTCATTCCTCTGTTCACCTAAATAACTTTACGATAGGAGACCGATAAATCAATGGCTCTATACGGTACTGGGTCAAACGTAAACCAAACAACAGACGTATCTGCTGGTACATACGGTGGATCATCTGCTGTCCCCGTTATTACGGTTGACTCTGATAAGAGGATTAGTGCCATCAACACGGCATCAATTACTCTGACTGCTGCTATCAACGCTAACGCTTCTGTTGGTGATGTTGGCACATATGCCTTCATGCAGCAGTCGTCAGGTAATACACAATATGATCCTGGTGATACACTGGCAGGTTCCTCGTTACGTTATTCCGACGCCACTGGTCGAGTATCTAACACAACACCGTCTGGTTCTTGGCGGTGTATGGGTTATGACTCGGGTGCTGCCCTAGTCAACTCTGGTAGTGGTACTGGTTCCGGTAGTGGTTCTGGTAACGTCCAGGCAAACCCAAGTGGTAACCTGTCACTGTCTGGTGGTAATGTTCAAGGCAATACTTCATTGTCTGGCGGTAACATCCAGGGTAACTTGAGTGGTAACCTTTCAGGTGGTAACATCCAGGGTAACACCAACGTGAATGTTTCTGGTAACATTCAAGGTGGTAAAGGTGGATCCTATAACGTGAACCGAGGTGTTCCTACTGATAACTTGAGTGTTGGTGGTTCTGTCAACGTGGGTGGAGATAACACTGGCGTTGCAGGTAACGTTCCTACTGATAACCTGAGCGTTGCTGGTAACATCCCGACTGATAATATGACTATCAACGGCACAGCATCAGTCAACGTTACTGTGAACTCTGTGACCGTAAACACTACGGTTGCATACTCTGCAACTCTATGGTTGCGCTATTCCTGATCAATCATAGGAGATACACAAAGACATGGCTACTAATTACGAAGTCGCAGCAGCACGCAATCCCAAGTGGGCAAATCCTGAGAAGAATATGATCAACCTTGAGGTTGATTTTACTCCTCTTGATGAAGAATGGTTGCCCTATACTTGCTCTCCTACTGATGTTGTAGAGCACTCACGTCTTCTTTATAACCGTGCACTTGCCGGAGAATTTGGTGTAGTTGAAGAATATGCTCACCATGAACTGTGGTCACCATATTATAGTGACTCCATTGAAGTATCAACTGAAGGTCTTGTTCAGTTGTTGCTTGAGAAAGGTATGTTGACTGATGATGAAGTTGACTCTATCCTGATTGAAAAGACTGAGCACGTTGGTTATTATCGTTCTACTACAGATGGTGTTGACCGACAGTTCGGTGGTGGAATGGCATAGTCTAAATGGCACAACAGTCTGATAAGTGGCATCATAGTATGGCACGGTATCTGGGTCAACGCCCAGATACTTTTTTTATGTTTGGAATTCAACCGGGTGTGTGTCGAGAAGCAATAGGAAGAACAGATTTATTATATACTAAGAAGGATACATTTGACAGTGATCTAATGTATTCCTGGTCTAGATTTCATTATGATAAGATTCGTCGTAACAAATTTGCTACTGTCAAACCATACTATGGAACATGCCCATTTATGTGGGAACTTGGTGTAATTGCTGTTACAGAGGAGTTTGATCCTAAGGGTTCTTTATTCTATCTACCCCGCGATGATCAAGTTACAATTAGAGACGCTGAATATAGTAATGTGCAGGATGCTATTGATGCTGCACCTAAACCTATCACTTTCCTTGTACCTTTCAGGTCGTGTGATGTATGGAAAGACTGGACTAAACTCAGAATACCGGAAGGATCAAGGTTAGTATCACTAACAGATCCAGAGATGAGACAATATACTCTGGCACGATTGTTACATCAACATGAGCACATTTATATTCCATGGCCTGGAACAGATTTATATTACGCTGCTTTCTTAGGTAAAGAGATTCATCTGTACGATAAGATTATAAACTATAGAACCAAGAATGCTAATGAGATGGAACGCACTTATGAGCGTGTATTATTTCATCTCAAGTGGGGATATGATTTCCTCACAGATAAACAAAAGACATTCTTCCACTGGACAGAACGATGGAATGATATTGACATCCATGATAGAGCATGGTTAGTCAATAACTTCTTAGGTTTAGATGCACTCAAACCTCCACATGAATTGCATAAGGATATGTTGGAGAAGGGATACTTACATCATTTGCAGATGTTCACACCAATCAAGAAATACTATGATGCATATGAGTGGATTGATCATCAGATGTTAGAGGCAACACCTACATCGGAGGGTTATAAGAAGTTTAGTTTACTCTAGTAAAGCAAAGAACTCACTATCATGTGATCCACGATCGTCAACATAAACTGATGCTCGTGGTTTACCAAAGAATAGTTTGTGATACTTTACTCCCCATTCTTTCAACTGTGCTTCAGTCCTGCTGCGACAAAGGTAGTCAGCATTACGTTGCTGTGCTTGTGGGTCATCAGGGTATCTCTGTGCACTAACGATAAATCCACGTGCAGTTTGTAGATATATCGTAGCACCGTTATCATACATTTTATTGATCTTATCAATGCGATCCATTCGTGGTACTGCGTTCCATGGATCACCATCATGTGGTTCAGTCAGTGTGCCATCAATATCAACACAATATACATCACATCGTGAACTAATATCTTTTGTAGGTGCATGACGTGGTAGTGCTGGTAACTCAACACCACACTCTTCCATCATGTTATAGATGGACATCATTGCAAATACTTCAAATTCGTGATAGAAATTAGATTCAACCACCAATGTAGGAAGATATTCGTGTTTCTCTGGTGCAATAATAAGCACATGAGTTCTGAATGGTGGTGATCTACGCCATTCTTTTTCTAGTGCTTCAACAGCATATACAGCAGGTGATTGTATCCTGCAAGTGATAAGAATGATGAGATCTGCTGACTTAGCAGCATAATCTAACCAGGGAATCTTCCAATCATAATCACCACCCAGTGCAGTCTGATTCACACTGTCTGGTGCAAAGCAGAACTTATTCATGTGACGGTAAATGTCACTTGCCATGTGTTGTGCAATGGCAAGATTACCACCAGTGCCCAGCAATGCCACGTTGGTAGCACTGCTGAGCATATCTGCTGCAACTCTTAGTTCTTCAGGTTCAACAACCATTCTACCTCTTGGATGTGCCAGGCACGGTCAACTGCTCTGATTTTACCACACTTTAGATCGTATGGTATTACATCATATTTACCAATAAATCCAATAGTATCAAGACCCTTCCAATACTTGACAAAGGTCATGTCACAATTAGGGAAATCAACAATAACACTTCGTCTATAAAAATATAATCCTAATTGCACCGTGATATTATCACACACCACATCAGGTGAGCGTTGCATATGAATAACCTTACCGTTATTCTCTATCATTTTGACAACATCTTCGTCTTCAATCTCTCCATCCTCTAATCTTCGTGAACTCTGCAATACATCAACATCGTTATCAATACCATAGGCAATCATTTCGTCTATCCACTCAGGTTGAGTGAGTGGTTCATCACCCTGTAGATTGAAGATGTAATCGTATGGTTGATGTTCTGCTACCTCAGCAACACGATGTGTGCAAGTGTAGTGCTTACTTGTCAGCAAAGCATCATAACCTGCCTCCCAGCACAGATCTACGATAGAATCGTCCTCAGTGGCGATTACAACGTTGTCAACATACTTTGACCTAGATGCAATTTCTGCCACTCTCAGGACCATCTGGGTGCCATTGATGAGCGCCATGGGTTTGCCAGGGAATCTACCTGACGACATCCGTGCCGGAATGACACATAACGTGCTTTTTCCCTTATACATGATATAATAAATTAGTGACAGATGTAGTTAGTCGATGACAATCCTCGCTGACAGTCATACCAAAACGATATGGCACATGGCGTTCACTATTCCTGACATTGAGGAAGGAATCAGATGGTATTGTGATGTGCTTGGTTGTAGATTCTGTCAAAGATTTGCTATCAATGTTGAAGATGGGTCACACAATCCTGGGTTCATCTTTTCATTTGCTGGTCACCACATAAGTGTACTGCAAGGAGAAACATCTGTACCTCAGCAACATTCAAGGTTGCCAAGACATAATGGTCCTGTCTTCTTGGATAAGAAAGAATACTTTGAGGTTGTGAATCATTGCAAGGATCATCCTGAGATCAATGTAATTGATAGTAAGTACAACTTCTTGGTACCTAAAAAGATAGATCCAAGTGAGGCACATTTACATGGGCAAAATGTTAGGTGTCATCGCACCACAATAAAAGATCCATGGGATAATTGGATTGAGTTCAAATACTATTCCTATCCAGAGGAAATTCATGCACAGAAACTTGATCAAATACGGAGAAGAGATTGATGCCTGAGTGGAACTCTATCAAAGAAATCTATGAAGAAAATGAATGGAGTGTTGGTGATGTAGTGCAGGTTGGTGGACACTATGGCATTGTTACATTCTTCTCAACATATGGCATGACAGTGTGTGTATGTAGAGGTACTGGCACAGTGCCACCTGTGAGAGATGTAAATATATGTGTGAGAGTAGATCAGGAGGTATTGCCGCATGATGGTTCCAAACTGGCAGCATCACTCAAGAAAGAATCTAAAGAATCCATTAGAACCGGATCAATCGAACTCACCCCAGCACCCTACACCAACATCTCTAAACAGATCGTCAAGCGTGTACCAGTTTCAGAAGCGTCATCGCCGGGAGAGCATCCGGCACCCTGAGGACTATACTGACTTCAGTTGAAACACAGACATGGCGACCACTGAAATTCAAGGGATGCTTGCCAGACTCCTGGCAACTGAGAATCTTATCGTAGAACACCGCCAGGTGTCAACAGCATCTTTTGACATTGATGGTCGCGTCTTGACTCTACCTATTTGGGACAATGTTCCAGCATATGTTTATGACATGCTGGTTGCTCATGAGGTAGGACATGCATTGTTTACAGAATTGCGTGACTGGAAACGTGAAGACAAATACAGGAAAGTTCCTGGTGATTATGTCAACGTGGTAGAAGATGCTCGCATCGAGAAGTTGATGAAGAAGCGGTATCCTGGCATGAACAGGGATTTCTTCAAAGGATACCGTTATCTGAATGATAAGGACTTCTTCGAGATTTCACAGAAAGATGTGAATCAACTGTCATTCATCGACCGTGTGAATCTATACTTCAAGGTCGGTACATTCTATGACATTGATTTCAATGATCGTGAGAATGAACTGGTCACCAGTATCAGCAACGCTGAAACATTTGAAGAAGTTCTTGATCTCTCCCTAGCATGTTATCTGCTGAGTAAGGAACAGCAGCAAGAATCTACACCTATGCCACAACCACCACAGAACAGTGCACCTGGTGATGGTGAAACAACTATGGATCAGTCTCCTGAAGATGAGCAGGAACCTGGTGATAGTGATGCCTTCAGTGATGTTGAGTCTGAAGAATATGATGACGATGATACTGAAGCATGTAATGATGGCAACGTTGAGGAGAATGATGATGAATCTGCAACCCAGAAAGCATATGATAAGAACCTAGAAGATCTTCGCAATCAACATGCCAAGCGTCCTGTTTATGTGACGATGCCTGATGTTGTGCTTGAGAATGTTATCGTTCCTGTTGATAAGATCAAGGCGCATGTAGAGGACCATTTTGGTAGAGTTCTCGCACAAAAGTATAGTGATCGCGAGGATGTTATCCAACAGTGGAATGAGCAGAAGCGCACTGAGTTCAAACAATTCAAGACAAGTGCACAACGTGATGTGAATTTGTTGGTAAAAGAGTTTGAAATGCGTAAGTCTGCTGATGCATATGCAAGGACCACAGTCTCTCGCACTGGTGTACTTGACACTGGTAAACTTCATTCATACAAATACAATGAAGATGTGTTCCGTAAAGTAGCAACAACTACTGATGGTAAGAATCACTCCCTGTTGTTTGTACTTGACTGGAGTGGATCTATGGCAGATGAAATGTTGCCTACTATCAAACAACTGTTTCAACTGGTGTGGTTCTGCCGTAAGGTAAACATTCCCTTTGAAGTTTATGCTTTCACTAATGAAGCATGGAAGATGCAGGAAGATTATGAGTCACGCAAACCAGTAAAAGAATGGAAGTTGCATGACATCAAGATTCAAGATACCTTCCGGTTGATGAATCTTATCAGCAGCAATATGAAGACAAAAGACTTTGAAGATCAACTGCTGAATGTATGGAAGGTTGTGCATACTTTGAGGAACATGTTGTCACCTTTGGGCATGGAATTGTCTGGCACACCTATCAATGAGTCCCTGGTGTGTATGAATCAAATTGTGAAGAAGTTCCAACAGCAGACTAAGACTCAGAAATGTAATGTTGTGTACCTGACTGATGGTGAGGGTAATGAATTGGGATACAATGTGATTCGTATGGGATACGATGATCGCGAGCGTAAGTGTCACATTCCCGTGCGCCATAATACTGTTATTCGCCACAAAAGCAAGACTTTCAATATCGATGGCATGGGTCCGTCCGTTACCGACGCGCTCGTTCGCGCAATAAAGCGTGATAACAACAACTGCAACATAGTTTCATTCAGAATCTTGCACGGATCTGAGATGAGTAACTTCTATCGTTGGTATGCAACAGATAGTTATGAGAACTACGATCAAATGCGTTCTGAATTGAAGAAGCATGGCAGTGTATCTTTCACATCTAATGGTTTCGACAAGTGGTTTGGTATTCCTAACAGGAACTTGTGCGAAGATGACACACTAGATGTTACTAGCAGTGAGAAGAAAGATGTTAGTAAAGCATTTCGTAAAATGTTCAAAAACAAGAAAAGTAACAAGTATATCACCAAACAGTTTGTAGAAATGGTCGCCTGACCACTTATAGAGGTGGCACAATCGCCACCTCACCCCACCCATTCATCCCTTATACTAACTTCAGTTCAAACAAAGCAATGCCACGGACTATCAACGGTGACCACCACATTCAGCAACTGCGTGACACTTATGGCAATGCTATTGATGCCACGATTGTTAGGCAATACTGCGAATCTCATGACGTTGGTTATCAGACACTCACCAAGTATCTGAACAAGTATAAAACCAAGCGAGGGCAGTGGACTCTAACATCTACCGCTAATCCTGATGGTAGTGTTCAGTATGATGTAAAAGAGACACCAGTTCAGACTAAAACTAAAGAGTCGCTGATTCCTACCAAAGATAATACTTTTGTTACCTTTGGTGGATTTACTGACCTGAAGAAAGTTGTTCAATCTCACCAGTTCTATCCAGTGTTTATTACTGGCATGTCTGGTAATGGTAAAACATTTGGTGTTGAGCAAGCATGTGCACAACTTGGCAGAGAATGTATCCGTGTGAATATCACTATTGAGACGGATGAAGATGATCTTATCGGTGGTTTCCGCCTGGTAAATGGTGAGACTGTCTGGCATAATGGTCCTGTTGTTGATGCAATGGAACGTGGAGCATTGTTGCTGCTAGATGAGATTGACCTGGCATCAAATAAGATTTTGTGTCTGCAATCTATTCTCGAAGGTAATGGTGTCTTCCTGAAAAAGATTGGTGAGCATGTCAAACCAGCATCTGGTTTCAATATCATTGCCACTGCTAATACTAAAGGCAAAGGATCTGATGATGGTAGATTCATTGGCACAAATGTTCTCAATGAAGCATTTCTTGAGCGATTCCCTATCACCTTCGAGCAACAGTATCCAACACCAGCAGTAGAGAAGAAGATTCTCGCTAATGTTGCTGAATCTCTCAACATTCCTGCTACTGGTGATCATACTGACTTCTACAAGCATCTTGTAGATTGGGCAGACATTGTACGCAAAACATTCAATGATGGTGGCATCGATGAAATTATTTCAACTCGTCGCCTGGTGCATATTGTGCGAGCATATAGCATCTTTGGTGACAAGATGAAAGCAATCGAAATGTGCTTGAATCGTTTCGATGATGATACCAAACTGTCATTCATGCAGTTGTATACTAAACTGGATGAACATGTGGACATTGTTGAAGATGAGTCTATCTAAATAACATACGCCTCAGTGTTATGAGGCAAACAGAATAAGGGTTGAGAAATGTCTCAACCCGTGCTAAGATTACTGTCTGCCTCATTGCTTCCATGGATCTCTCCGATTACCTTGCACTGCAACGAGAACTGCGCTGTCACAATGACTACGAAGAACTCGCCCGCTACATCGGCATCGACTATGACACCTACTACGAATCCATGATTGGAGTCAACGAGGATGTGCCAGATGACGAACTGTCACCCATCCAAGAGCGCCAGGTTGATCAGGCGCTATAATTAGGACAACAAGGGGAGAGACGCCGCCCCACCAAAAGATCGTCACTGCTCCAACTTACATTTCACTTTTTCATCATGAACATCACTGGTTCTTCCGCAATCGCTGCTATCGACTTCGGTACCGACAACGCTGTGTCTGTCCAGTTCACCTCTAAGGACACCGCTTATGACTTCGTTGCTAAGGATGCTTCCGTCCTTCGCTCCGACCTTGAGACCACCATCGCCAAAGGCGAGTCGGTTGGTCGCCTGATTGCTAAGTACCGCCGTGAGGGCAACCTCCAGCAGGTTGCTGTCTGATCACTCTCTGATCAGGTTCATAATGCCACCACACCGGTGGCATTTTTTTTCTCTTATTTTATCTTTATCATGTCATTAGATTACGAACAGGTGTGGACCGTGATGAATGACGTGGATGAAGTCATCACACAACTGAAGATCGTTGAGCAAATGCTTCACGAATTGAACGAAAAACTGTGTGATGAGTGTGATTCAGATGAAATTCTGAATTCTGCCATGTGCATTGAAGGTGTTGCATCGTATATGCAACAAAAACTGGAAAATTCTCACATCAAAGCATGGAATAGTGTGGTGGTGCCACTGCACAAACAAGAATTTTCGTCCAAGGAAACGGGTAAGGGTGCCACGGTCGCTTTCCCGTTTAGAAATGACGAAAAAACAGGTGTTATCGATCTGTCCTGAACATTCCTAAGTAAAGTATCATGATTGACACCACGATTCCTGCTCAGTTCATTGAAAGTTATCAGACTCACGATGATGCATTGAATGATCGTGATGCTGATCTCTACATTGATTCTCCCTTTCGTGTCTACAAAGAAATGAGTAGCAAACGCAAGGGAAAGTTCTTTGAGCAACTTGTTAGTGAATACTGCAAACATCTTGGGTTCGCAGTTACTCGTCCAAAACAAAGTGAATACGATCGTATCATCAACGGTCGTCGATGTGAAATCAAAGGATCGATGTTGTGGGGTGGTGGTGATCAGTTTCGTTGGCAACAAATTCGCACTAGTCAAGACTATGATGTGATTATCTTCCTGGCAATGTATCCTGATCGTGTTGAGATGTATTCATCAACCAAACAAGAAGTTGATGAGTTCGTGTCAGCACAAGATGAGAATGGGTTCTGGAAGTACAACCAACATGGTGGTAAAACCGTGAACTCAGGTACATTTTTCCTTGATGGATTCCCCCAAGACTTTCCCTTCATGAAGTCATTGTATGCCAACTTATGAATAAATTACAGCACAAGGATTGTTTACAGTTTCTCAGTAAATTGAAGGACAATTCTGTTGATCTCGTCCTCACTGAACCTCCACCTGGTGGAGGTAAAAAGTATCTCAGTTGGTGTATGAAATGGACCACAGAATGTGTGCGTGTATTGAAACCCAATGGGATGATGATTGTGTGGGGAACACTCAAGAATGAATCGTTCTTAGTGTATAAGTATGCTCTGAATCGTAACAAACAACTAACAGAGCAGAATGAGATCGTGTTTGAGTGTAGAACTGGTCGTCGTAGTAAGAAGAACTTTGCACACAAACATCAACATGCTTGGTGTTACTCAAAGGGCAAGGATTTCACTTACAAAAATGATAGTGATCACTACACTTGCGTCCATTCATCTACATCTCGTCAATCTCTTGATGAACTACTAATCAACGCATATACTATCCCTGGTGATACTGTGCTTGATATATTCATGGGAGATGGTGATACTGCTGTGAGTGCAAAACGTCTCGGTCGTCATTACTGGGGATGTGAAAGTGATCAAGCATTGTATCAACGAGCAAAACAACGAGTTAGTAAGAAAGACGCTTCGCAAAGTGTCACAGGAGTCTTACAATTTATCTAAGACTCTGATATATTGTCATTGTACTCAAATTTCACCATGAATGATGTAATCACCGTTGAAACTGAACATTTCGTTGTTGAAATGGATCAGGAAAGTTATGATTCAGTGAAGTTTCTTTGCGAAAAGTTCGGTATCACTGAAGACTACTATTTTCACGAATTTCAAGAGTTTTTACCAGGAGATCTAGAATGAGACAATTCATCGTAAGTGCTCTCGTTGAGGGTTACCGAATCGAAGAAAGTTTCACCGCTGTGAGTATTCATCACGCCATCAAATTGATGGAAGCAAAGTATACCAATGCGAGGAACATCTACGTCACAAACTAACACCGTGTGCCAATAGTTCTAGTGTCACAATAAACGTGCACTAGAACTTATTTCATGTATTGTATCAACAGTTGAGAAACTTCAATCATGCCTACTGAATTCGTTTGTGCTTATTTTGGTGGTGATCAATTTGGCATTACATGGACAATAACTGCTCGCGGGTTTTGTAGTCTAAAAGAAGCAGAAAAGCATGGTCTTTATATGATGCCAATGGCAGGATGTTTCGGTTTCGCTGTTATCGTACAGGGTGACGGTTTCTGGCAACTACGGGAAGATTTTAGCGTTCTTCCTAATAACGTGTCAGTAAGTATGAGCGACTATAATAACTTCTCCGTGACAAATGCCAAGAAATTAGAGTATGTGAAGTGACAATAGTTTTAGTGGCACAATAAACGTGCACTGAGACTTATTTCATGTATTGTATCAACAGTTGAGAAACTTCAATGAAAACTGACTTCGCCGATTTCGTTGCACAACAGGATGCAAAGAACACAATTCAGTTGAATGTTCGTAAGTACACTTTGATGCTCTGCGAAACACTCAAAATGAACTATATTGAGCGTTGCATAAAGCATCACAAGCGTGCAATTTCTGAAGGTAATGAGATCGGCAGTTATCATAAAGATACCATTGAAGAACTGAAGAATGGCATTTGTGATTATGATTTTTATATTGAAGAAGGTGGGCGAAAGTATCACAAAATTGTAATGAACACTGGCAATCAACTTTCTGTTCATGCTTTTGTTGATAAAAAGACTGGTGAAGTATACAAACCAGCATCATTCAAATCACCTGCAAAGATTGTGCGTTTCAATCTTCTGAACATTGCATCCCGTGAAGAATGTTTTGCCCGTGCAGATTGGTCGGGCGGTTATCTCTATCTCTGAGGAAAGTTTATGTCTATTATTCAAAAACAACCACGTTTTCACGCACTCAAAGGTAAAACAATTATGACCGAAACTTACGATGGAATGGATCTCGACACTGTGATGATTCGCCTTGCATTGATTGATAAACAGATCGACAAAATGCAGCAACGTAAGGATGAATTAGAGCAGATGAAAGATGCGATTATGTATGCATCAGACTGGTATGATCCTGGCATTGATGATATGCCTATGCCCGAAGATGTTGCTGATTTCGATGATACCGATGTGCCAGATGTTTTAGTGGCATAATAAACGTGCACAGCATCTGAAATCGGTTATTGTTGGTACAACAAACAAACACAGGAGTTCAATCAATGGCATTTGTTTCTTGGTCAGTGTACCCTAAGGGCGAACAATTCGATGCTGAGTATTTCACCAGCGAACATCATGCCGTAGATGTTGCTTACACTTGGAGTGTTGAAGAGCATGGAAAAACAATGATTGTTGCTCGTAATGATATTGAATGGATGGAAGTTTCCTGCTAATTCTTTACAGTCAACCATCACTCTTTTTTCATCATGTTTACTCTTCAACGTGTCACCGGTAATGATTATGCAACGGACCTAATCAATGCTCGAAAGTATTATGGTCAGGCGCTTGATGCTTATGCGAAAGTAGAGAATCCTGATGACGAATATCTGCTGAAATTGTCTGAAACTGTGGGTGAAATTGAAATACTTTGGCAGAAATATGTTGACATGCTTGATGCTCGTCACCAAGGATGTTTCTGGTAAACTAACACTAACTCCCACCCAATTCTTTTCACAAAATCATGATTACTTCAAAGGCAATTATCATCCAAACCATCAAAGAATGTGCTGATGGTAAAGCATTGAGCAAAGTAGAAAAGTTTCAAGTTTTCTGCAATGTTTGCGATAACTTGTTAGCGGAGGGAAATATCACTGAAGCAAAGCATCACAAATGGACCAATGTCTTTTGATGTATCATTTGATACTTGACAGCATCCTGCGTCTCCTGTAATTTAGAAGAGTCAAAAGCAACGGAGTTCAATTCATGCAAGTGACCAATTCTGCCACCATTGTTGATTACTTTCCCGAAGCATTTATTGCTGAGGCAGATGAGAACAAAGGTATGAAAGTTGTGGTGAAACGTTTCATCCGTCGCGTTCATTTCCGTGCTACTGGTCAGAAATCTTATAGCGTTGTTTTAGGTATTGAAGCAAAATATGATTGGCAAGCAAGAATTGCTAAGGGTGCAACAGTTACACACTTCAACACCGACAAAATGCCTCGCGCTGAGTATATGCCTTGTTTCTGCTGATTATCACTAACTGTTCTTTTCTTATCTAACATCATGTCTATTGCTGCTGTTTACAACAATCCAAAATTCTTGGATGCACTCGAAGGATTGCAATCTTTCATTCTTGATAATAATGCCGACATTGATATGGCATATGATTGGGTTAGTGATCAAGCAGAAATTAGTTCTTTTGTGAGTGATCTAAAAGCATGGAATATGTTCTATGAAATCTATGACGAGGCAGCAGAATGAATAAGGATAATATCATCGATCGGGATCAACTACAAGATGACATGATCAACCAAATTTTGGACGACATGGACATCAAAACTATGATGGCAATTCTTTATGACAACATGAGCAACAGTTATGATAGTTATTCGGTCGATGAATTGATCGAAGAAGTGAAAGAATACTATCCACATTTGTTGGAGCAAAATGAACAGAAATGATCCGTTATATGATCAACTTTCTATAGTTGATCACATCAAGAATCTAGAACGCTCGATAGAGAATCTAGAACAGAAAATTGCTCGTTTGGAGGAATTAGTGGTCACCTATAAAAGTGGCACATGGAAATGATTTAGGGTCCAAAATCGATTATTGTTGGTACAACAAACAAACACAGGAGTTCACCACCATGCGTAAGATCGAAAAGCAAATGTGTGCCGCCATCAAGAACAACGAAACTTGGAAATCTGGCAACACTAGTGTTCACTTCAATGCAGAATACGGCACCACTACTGTTTATCTGCATGACAATCTTATCGCCATTGTTTCTGATAATGATGTAGAAATCTTCGATGGTGGATGGCAAACTAACACCACAAAATCTCGCCTCAATGCTATCTGTGAAGAATTCTGCATGTCTGGTGAAGGTGTATTCCAGAAAGATTTCACCTGGTATGTGAGACAGTTTGTTGGCACAATCAACGGCGAAGATGTATTCCAAAACAATCTTTTCCGCACTGGTTATACTTTCGCCTGATCATTCAAATGTATATTACCAACGAAGAACGTGCTCTAATCTATTATTGCATGGAGCAAATGTTCTCTGACTTCACTGATGATGAAATGGAGTTATTTGACTCTATTCAAACAAAACTAGACAACCAACTTTCTTCTGATTCATGACACAAAATCGCTACGTTGTTGACTCCATTCAGTTTGATTTTGTAGATGGTGATTTCGAGTTGCCAGTGCAATTTCAACAAGGCATAATCAATGCCACATTAGCAACAGTTTATTTCGCAGAAGATGAGGATGAAGTAGTTGATCAAATCACAGAATCTGCTGGGTTCTGTGTATCATCTATCGACCTCAATCGTATCCCCTCTCGCTATTGATTATCATGAACGATTTCAACGCACAAACTAACATCAACGATGCATGGGATGAGTATGAAAATGACTTCCAATATGATCAGTCAAACTATCATGAACCACATTTCCTAGATGTACTCGAAGAAAATAATCTTCAAGAGAATCTAGATAGTAACGTGATCAAATTGTTGGAGAATGTATGAAACGCGCACACCATCAGTTAGCATCAACTAAGGTACACAAAACCATTGGTAAAACTAATAGTTTGCTAACAATGAAGGTGTATAAAAGTCTACTAAATATGCACCCCGTTGATGCACTTCAATGGGGTATATTTCTAAAATTGAATGATAATAAAAATGTGTGAATAAATATATGTCTTTTTCGTATAAGGATCGTGAGTGTTACTTAGTCGTCCATTATCCTCGTGGTTGTTGTTACCTTAGCGGTCGCACTATGAGACACCGTGAAACACTATGAGACCCACTAAGTAACACTCAGACCCTCACACTTTTTTCTCCCATTCTATCACAGTTCCACACAGATTACAACCCCAAAGTTCACACACTTGCGAAACAGTTAGTGTTAGTGACGGTCTACAAAGTGGCACAAACAGTCACACAGACCCCGTGAAAATCGCTTATACTCGTTGTAACGAACACAGGGGGAATCACACAGCACTCAGTGATAGATAAGGGGCACACAGTTCCTCACACCAACTGCCAACAATCGTGCCCCCTATCTAACACAAACTCCGTGAACAGTTAGTAACACTTAGGGACAGTTATTTGCCCCTTATTGTTGTGGCGGGCGGAGCCCGTTGCAAAAAAGTACCTTCTTTCTAACCTACAAACGTTTCCCAGAGCACGAAAGATATCAATATCAAAATTTTTTTCCCACCCCTAAAAGTGCCCTTAGAAAAATTTTGCCCATAAAAAAATCCCCCCGTACCTTTCGAGGGGGGAGAAGTGTTCAACTATCCAGTCATATCAAGGGTAGAAGATTTCTATGAGTTGGGCGTTTTGAGTGACTCTGAACTTCTTACCGGACTGTACGGAACGGATTTTTGCGGTATTGGAAGCAGATGTCACGTTATGGGACTCGCCATAGCGATGCCACTTGAAGAATTGATCCTGGTATTCAATGATATATTTCATAAGTCACCGAAGCGATCACGAAGATCTTCTTTTTCTTTTTTGAGTGTTGAGAGAGCACCATCTACGAAACCACGACGGTAATCCCAAGTATCTCCTCCGAGTTGACCACGGGAAGGGTTGATACATTTATCGGAGTCAGGGTCATCTTGTCTGATGTTATTGCAGACAAGACCAGCGAGGTCTATATCTTTACCAGGTTTGCCAGTACCTTGCCAATAGAGTTGACCCTCCATCCAGGTAGCACCACATTTCTCACATTTCTTCATGGGGAGAACAGCAGTTGATCAAAGTATTTAGATCTTAGTCTAGCGATTTCTGGACTGAGATGCAAGTAATATTGCTTTTTCAATATACACTTGTGCTTTACGGAGGTCATCCATTTGGGATTCATGAGGTTTATGACCTGCCCGACAGATGTACTTTACGACATTACCACAGAAGAAGTCTAAGTTCTGATCAGCGATGAAGTCCCATACTTGAATATTACCTTGTTGATAGTGTGCAGGACTATATTTACTCTCTGTGGTTTCAGACATGGCAATCAGTGATGTGATAAGATTATAGCATAGATGCTACATGTTGGTCAAGGAGGTTGGCGATAACTATAGAACCTTCTTGAGAGGGGTGGAGAGAGTGTGGGTTGACTACGTTATGGTCTAGGAGTTTTTGTATTCTTGAAGAGTCTACGAGCCAATTAGAGAAGTGCATTTGATCTCCATGACATGGTTCACCGGAAACCTCTGCGGTCATTTGGGACATCAGGTCGGGCATCCCCTCATGTGGGAATACTATGGCGTTCTTATGGATGGTGTTTGTGGGGTTTAGAGTATCGAACCATTTATGGCGGATGCCCCTCAGGTCAAAGTACTTCTGCCAATGTTTGATATTTTCTGCAAGTTGGTAGTATTCATTCTTTTCATTGAAGTGTCTTTCAAAGTGGTTGATGACGTTGAACCTGGATCTTCTCTCCCACGGTTCTTGACGTTTAGTATGGCGATTGAAAATGAATGCTCTATACTTATCGATATTATTGAAGAAGAGTTCGTCTCTATGGATAGATGTGATACCCCATAGGACGATAATGTCTTCTGGATTTTCTACTGTATTGAAGTATTCTGTTGCAAGACGGAACTGTGTTTTATTAGCAGAACCACCTTTTGCGAGGTTATGTTGTTCTAAGTTATACTTCTTTGCTAAAAGTGTTCGCCAGGCATAGGGGGCATTATGGGGCGTTATGCCTCGATAACTCTGATAGGTGTCTTTATCATCTGGGTTCTTGCAGGAATATGCTGCACCAACACCTTTGACCCATGAGCAACCAATCGTGACTAATGTTGTCATAAGATATCTTTCAGTGCTTTTTCAAATAGTATAGCAATTTCGTTATGACCATCCTGTGTTGGGAGGAGTGCATCATCAACTAGACCACCTAAGCGTAAATCACCAATACGGTCACAATCGACGTAACCAGTAGCGAAATGATGTCGATCTTGCTCATAAACTTTTCTAGATGCAATGGTTTGTGATACTAAGTCTTGCATTCCTTGATGGGGGAATACAACTTTATTAGCAGTGATGGTATTGGTTTCGTTATGGATATCATACCACAGATTACGGATACCAGACATGTCAAAATACTTTTGCCACAATCGGATATTGTCTCTAGTCCTTTCTTCTATGATATCAATATCAAAATGATCTTCATAGTGCCTGGTGATTGAATAATCATAGTTATTATGCCGGAACTTACGATCTGCTCTAGGATTCATTGTATGAGCAGAGAATCGCATTTGAGTGTAAGCATTCCTACCATTCATGTAGATCTCATCTGAGTATAGAGTATTGATACCCCATAGGACGATGACTTCTTTTGGATCGATGTTCTGATTGAAGTACTGGGTTGCCTTACGAAATTGATTCCAGTTTGACGCACCCTTTTCTGATAAGTCGTTACACTTGAAATTATAATGCTCACCAAGAATTCTCATCCAATTCTTTTGTTTGAGTGGATAACGACCTCGTACCCAACTATCTCCTAATGTAACTAGAATCATAATGCAATTTGCCGATTGATGAGTTCTGCAATCAGATAATGACCCGCTTTGGTCGGATGATAAGAATATGGATTGACAAGACCTAATCGGACAGCAGTATCGATCCTTTTAGAATCTCTAGTGTATTGTGAGATATGATAGGAATCATTTTGTATAGAGATTCCCCTAGCATTTAGCATTTGATAGAGTACATCCCTTTGAGGTTCCTTATCGAATAACAACCGAGGAATCTCTGCTCCATAGTCATGATGATTGAATGTATCGATCCAATAGTTCTCAATACCACGACCTTCAAAGTATCGATTCCAATGGAGCATTTCAAATCTCAGTCGTCTCACCTGCTCTTCGTGGTTATAATGATCTTTGACGTATTGCTTTGAATCAAAGTTGCACTTTCTCATCATGTGCTCATGAGCGGTGCCTCCGTTGCCGTACAGCACGTTACTATACCCTGCGTTGCCCTCTTTCCCCCAACGATTCGTACAATAGACCTCATGGCGTGCTGTGGAGGTGATAAACCACAACACAATTACTTTATCTTCTGCTAGTTCATTCGTAGCAAAATATTTTCTGGCATGACGAAACTGTCTCTGGTTTGACGAACCCTGGACAGAATAATTGACGTTCTTATATTGGTAGTGCTCAGCAAGGATTGTACGGAAAGCATTCTGACGGCATAGTTCCTTATCCGCAGAGATGTTCCTGTACTCCATCTTGGTCATGCCGTTCTCAAAGGCAGAACCCGTCCCGAAGGTCCATGAGCAACCAAAGGTAACTAATTTTTTCATAACAAAGTCAGATCAATTTAGAGTTTTGCTTTGATTGCAGCGTCCATCCAATCTGCGATCTTTGCTTGAGATGCTGCGGTAGGCAGAATAGCGTGAGGGTTGACTGCCTTCTTCTCTACCAGATACTTTGCCCGCTTACAATCTTGATGCATGGACTGACCAGAGTGATCATTATCTTCTTCAGGAGTCCAACCTGCATCTACAGCAAGCATGGTCATCAGAGAACGATCGTCCTTTTCAGTGAACAGATAGTTGTCGGGTACCGTTGTATACTTGATCTGGTTGAGTTCATCATACCAGAAGACCTTGTATCCAAGGTTATTCAGATAACGATTCCAGTGAGCAATGTTATATTGCAGTTGCTCGGTTTCGTTCTGTTCGTTATAGTGATTCTTGACATACTGGAACATGTCAAAATCTTTGGTCTTGAAGATATTAGCGTTGTTACCATATCCGTTGGCATACAGCACACCAACATATCCTTTGCCAGAGGCATTGAATCCTACTGAGTCATCGTTCATAAAGAGTTCATGACGGGCAAGATGAGGAATACCGACCAAAACAATGGTCTCAGCAGCATCAGTACCATCAAGAACTTCCGTCATCTTACGGAAGTTTCTCATGTTGCTACTACCAACACGAGCATGTGTAGTCAGTTCCCACCCATTCTTCTCAGCAAGAAGGTTCTTCCAGGTTAGGGGGTTATTTCGATCCTTGTCGTAAGTAGTTTCGCCTGCAATGCAAATTGCGGACTTATACTCTGCCAAGGTCATACCATCAGTGTAACTAGCCCCTGTTCCTTGGGTCCAAGAAGATCCAAACGTAAGGAGTTTCATCTATGCTTCGTGCGATGGTATTGTGAGCATGATTTTCCATGCCCTCTGGTATTTATCTGATACGAGCTTCCTAAACATCAGCAATGACATCAAAGTCGTTTGGTACGCGATTATTTCTTCCATGAACTTGGTATATACCCGAAGGTATTTTCAAAATCGGTATAATATCTAGACATAATGTGAACTGCCCTCCGATATTCCTCGTCAGTCAACTCTTCAATGTCACTTGACCACTGATCTTTGAGGAATTCATACTGTGGAGCGTTCTTTCCCATGAAGGGAACGTAGGCATTTTCATGAATTTTCTCAACTTTATATGACAAGAAGTCAGAAATTTGTTGTAATTGGTTTTTTTCTTGTTTTTTATCCCAAAAATCTTCCATTATAACAGTATAAACGTTCTCTTTACCAAAAACATCGACGTATTTGGCATAACCTTCCCGAAAATTAGAATTATTTGAGTACCAACCTTGAGAAAGATGGTAAAAAAACGTCTTTGTCTGCTTTTTTCGCCGAATTAGCGACTTGACTTTGAAATCGTGGTGATCTTTTGACCCAAAATCAAGAGTTTTGGTGAAAAGACTGCCAATTTCCGAATAAAAACGCCTTACTGGGTCGCGAAATTCCATCATGACCTTGATTTCAAAGTGATCAAGCAGTTTTGGAGCGATCATCTTCAAAAATCCGTAATCTAAACCCCAATTTCCGTTGCAAAAGTCACAGACAGCAGCGTAATCGTGTTTTATATTGTCCCAGTGCGTCAAATAGTACTCAATGTAGTCATCGATTTTGATTTTTTCCCGAAAAAAGATGTCCATCGGGGTATCCTTGGCAATTTCGTTGCGAGATGATAGAATTTTACCCCAAGGATGGTCATGTGGGCGCTTGCCCTTTGATCCCTTCAATGCAGGAGAGTTTGCTTTCTTGAAAACCTCATTGAAAGAGTCATCATTCTTCTGTAGTTTCACCAGAAACCAATTTTCTTTATAATGTCCCTGATGAGCGTACTTATTATCCAACGCAAGGGTGTAAAACATGGGCGTGGTTGCCGACCACCCAGTGCCAGGATTTATTAGTAGCGTTGGTTTCATAAACCTATATATTGTACAAAATTGGAGGTCACTTATGCCTTATGATGTCTATCTAGACAAAAAAATTATTTTTACAGAGTTGACTAAAGAGCAAGCAGAAGATATTCAGATCACAATGCAAAGAATGATCATGGCGGGTATAAAAACCGACTATACCGTCGAACAAATTAGAGTTGAATTGTCCAAATCATGAAACCCACCTTATTTTTGAATGTTGGCACCGGATGGTCTGGTACAACTCCATTATATTACACTTTAGGTTGGTATAACAAGTATTGCCATGCTGGGCATCGGAAAGAGAAGGGATATTTGTGGTTGATGAACCTGGCGGCAGAAAAAAAGACCTTTGAGCGTGTCAGATTTTACAAAGAGTTTTTTGGACCGTCAAAACAATCAACGTCAACGAGAAAACCAAAGATATTTACTCATGAGTCTCCTTATGTTGCAGGAAAGTGGACTGAGGAGGAAATAAAGTATTTTTGGTCTCCTCCGTTTACTCTACAAAAGTATATTGAGTACTACGAACGGCATTGGGACAATATCAAAGACGATTATAAGGCAGTAGCAGATTTTAGCAACCCAAACGGGTATTGTGATGAAAATTTCATCATGTCGATTGCTCCTGACCTAAAAAAACACTTTGATGTAAAAATTAGCATCGTTTTCCGAGATCCAATTCGCAGATTGTGGTCTGTGCGTCAAAAACAAAATCCTAATGACCCAGTTCGCCATTTTATGAAATCTGGCGTCGATTTTGGGTATGCAGAAATGTTTTTGAAGTGGGCAATGGCGTTTGGGTCGGAAAATTGTCATATTACGATTATGGAGGATTTCTGGAATGGAGAAACCAAACCATTGTCGGATTTTATCGGATATGAAATCAAAGAAGTCCACAAAAACGCATATGTGCCGGATTTGGGTCCAGCAGCACCCCATATACAGTATTTGAACGATCAGTGGGAATCTGACGTGATGCATATGCCAAAAGAAACTATGGAGTATGCAAAACAAATGTGTAAACCAATATATGACAATTTTAGAATGTATTTCGGTTATCTCCCCGAAAGATGGGAAATAAAGTAATATACATAGAACGCACTACTCATTCATATGTTCAATCCGTTCTCTTGGTTGATACTACAGTGGCGGTTACGTCAGATTCGTCGAATGGACCCGTTCATTTACGAAGATGACGATGATATGGATGAGGAACCAAATCCTGAAGAATGATTGGTTTTTCCGAAGGTTTTCATGACTCAGCAGTTGCAGTAGTTCATGAAGACAGAATTATCTTTGCCACACACGGCGAAAGGTACTCAAAGAAGAAACATGACAAATATCTTTGTGATGAAGCTGCATTTATGGCGGAAGCACTGAATACCTATGATGGTGTCTATGCTTTCTATGAAAAACCTTTTCCTAAACGGATGAGGCAGTTTTTTGCTGGACAGAAGCATTGGAACAAACCTAGGGAACTAAGATTTCGTCCTACGGTAGATTTTACCCATCATTTGTCTCATGCTGCCGCAGCATTCCAAACTTCGGTGTTTGAGCAGGCAGCATGTGTTGTTGTAGACAGTATTGGCGAATTTGACTGTAGTTCAGTCTGGGTTGCCAATATGATTGACGGAAGAGCGAAATATACGAAAGTCTGGTCTAAGAAGTATCCAAAGTCGATTGGTCTTTGGTATTCTGCTCTAACGAAGTATGCTGGTCTTCGTCCTTTGGATGAAGAGTATATTTTTATGGGTATGGCGGCATTTGGTGAAAATAAGCACGAAAACCAACTCAGACAACTCCTAACAGAAAATAATCACCGGGGAATCAATATTGACTTCTCCAACTCAACTTTTGACTTGGCAAAGAGTGCTCAAGTTGTTTTGGAAGAAGAACTGACCAAAATCTTCAAGATAGCACTTGAGTACAGCAATAACGTTTGTTATGGTGGTGGGGTTGCTCTAAACTGCGTTGCTAACACCAAACTGCGGGAAATGTGCAATCTATGGATTATGCCTAACCCAGGAGATGCTGGAGCGGCGTTAGGTGCTGCATTGTTGGTATCTGGCAAGAAAGTGCAGTGGACGCCTTACTGTGGACATAATATTGAACGTAAGGTTGATCCTAAGGATGTTGTTCAGTGTTTGCTTGAAAATGGCGTTGTGGGTGTTGCAAATGGCAGAGCAGAGTATGGTCCCCGTGCTTTAGGCAACAGATCACTTCTAGCGGATCCTAGGAAAGCCGAGAACAAGGAAAAAGTAAATCGCATCAAAAAACGCCAGGAATTCCGGCCTTTTGCTCCTGCAATCCTAGAAGAGCATTGTCGGGATTATTTTGACATGAATCATTCGCATTCTAGGTATATGTCATATGTCTATAATTGTTTGCGTCCTGAGGAGATTCCTGCTGCTGTACACGTCGATAATAGTGCACGAGTACAAACTGTACCTGAGACCTCTAGCAGCATCCTAAGACCTATCCTAGAGGAGTGGTATCGTGTCACAGGTTGTCCTGTACTACTCAACACTTCATTGAACATAAGGGGCAAACCCATGGTCAACGATTGGGGTGATGCACTGGATTTTCAGGCAAAGTATAACGTAAAAGTGTTCTAATTGTGCTAACCTATATAAGGTGGTATAATTGAATTGACAAACCTTTCATTTCATGGCAAAAGGATTCAAGGTGGTTACGACTCCACCCGAAAGCGAGGACGCTGCAAAAAAGTCTGATGAGTTTAGTATTGAAGCTGCCCGCGAACTGGTAAAGGGAAAAACGTTTGTTTTCTGTCTTCCCGGTCGTACGGTTTCATATATCTACCTGAAGAATTTTGTGCAACTCGCTTTTGAGATTGTGCAACGTGGAGGTTCTTTGCAGATCTCCCAAGACTATTCGTCCATGGTCAATTTTGCCCGATGTAAATGTCTGGGCGCTAATGTTCTCCAAGGTCCAGATCAGAAACCTTGGCAGGGCAACCTGAAGTATGATTATCAGTTGTGGATTGATAGTGATATTGTTTTCGGTCTAGAGCAGTTCTACCGTCTCCTTTGGATGGATAAAGATATTGCTGGTGGTTGGTATGTGACTGAAGACGGACAGACTACCTCTGTTGCTCACTGGTTGGAAGAAGAAGATTTCAAAAACAACGGTGGTGTGATGAACCATGAGATGCTGGATGGCATCCAGAAGCGTCGTAAACCGTTCACTGTGGACTATACCGGTTTTGGTTGGTTGCTGATCAAGCACGGAGTCTTCGAGCACGAGAAGATGAAGTATCCTTGGTTTGCTCCACAGATGCAGGTCTTTGAATCTGGTGAAGTGCAAGACATGTGTGGCGAAGATGTGTCATTCTGTCTTGAAGCACAGAAGGCAGGTTTTGAAATTTGGTGTGATCCTAAGTGTCGAGTTGGACACGAAAAAACTCGAATTATCTGATACGCCTATATAATTGAGTCTGTGCCATAGATATATGGATCTATATGATATTTGGGTTTGTGGGAAGAAAGTTTACGCTTCCATCACAGAAGCGGAAATGGAAGAATATTCTCAAGATCTTGCTGACGAATACTATGCAAATGGATATCCACACCCAGATGATGTAGAGATTTGTTACTTAGGACATGAGGGGGTCTGAAAGGACCTCCTTTTTTGTGCCTCTAAATAGATAAATATACGAGATATTAGGGTCACAGTGCCGATTCAGAGAACGTCGGAGGGTTTCAAGGATATTTCCTTATCCATGAAAACTCATCCAGTTACTAAAGACATAATTCCTCTGAAGAACGAAGATGCTATCAAGCGTTCCGTTCAAAACTTGGTCCGTATCCGATTAGGCGAAGTATTTTTCAATACACTTCTGGGAACAAGAATTACCGCTTCGTTATTTGAGTTAGCGAACGATGATTACATTGATCCCATTCGAGGAGAGATTGAGACTACAATAACCAACTTTGAACCAAGGGTTGACCTGACAGACATCCAGGTTATTAGCAGACCCGATGATAATGCACTTGCGGTGACTATTAGTTACGACATTGTGGGACTGACTAGACCTGCTCAGTCGGTATCATTCGTACTTGAACCTACTAGGCTATAATGGCACTCACCCAATTTACCAATCTGAATTTTGAGGACATCAAGAGGTCCATCAAAGACTATCTGAGGGAGAACAGTAACTTCACAGATATGGACTTTGAGGGGTCTAACCTCAGCATCCTAATCAATATTTTAGCGTATAATGCTTATAGCACCGCCTATAACACCAACATGGCGGTCAATGAGACTTTCATTGACTCTGCAACGCTGAGGGAGAACGTTGTATCCCTGGCACGAAACATTGGATATGTTCCTCGTTCAGCAAGAGCAGCGCGTGCTCTGGTTGCCATTGACCTTTCTAATCTAGCATCTGATACTGAGACTGTAAGTATCCAACCTGGCATTGTTGCCAATGGTTCTACTAATGATACCAGTTTCTTGTTCTCCATTCCTGAGGAGATCACTTTCCCAGCAGACAGTGGTGAAGCTGGAGCAAACATTGAGATTTATCAAGGACAATATATCAAGAATACTTTTACCGTAGATCAGTCACAACCCAATCAAAGGTTTGTGATCCCCAACAACAATGTTGACACCTCTACGATCAAAGTCAAGATCAAAAATAGTGCTTCTGACAATACTAGCGTTGATTATAATCTAGTTGACACTATTGTTGGTGTCACCTCTACGTCCAACATTTATTTGCTCCAAGAAACTTCTGACGAGAAGTATGAGGTCTTGTTTGGTGATGATATCTTTGGTAAAAAGTTGTCATCCGGTAATGTCATCGAAATTGGTTACATCAAGACCAATGGTAAGGTGGGTAATGGTGTCAAGCAGTTCAATTTCTCAGGCACCCTAAAAGATCAGGATGGTGCTACTGAGTCTGGGTTTAGTGCTGCTCTAGTTGCCCTAGAAGCGTCTCAGAACGGCGATAGCATTGAACCGTTGGAGAGTGTCAAGTATTACGCTCCCCGCCTCTATGCGTCCCAATACAGGGCAGTGACGGCAAATGACTATGAAGCAATCCTCCCGGCAATCTTCCCTAACATTGAGTCTGTTAGTGCCTATGGTGGTGAGGAGTTAGATCCTCCCCAGTTTGGTCGGGTTTACATTGCTGCCAAACCCAAGAATGGTTCTTTCCTGTCAAACTTGACTAAGAAGAATCTTTTGAATGACTTGAAGAGTTATTCTATTGCTGGAATTGTTCCTACGTTCATTGATCTCAAGTTCCTGTATGTTGAGATTGACTCATATGTTTACTACAACTCCAACTTTGTTGGAGATATTGACAACTTGAAGACTAATGTTATCAAAGCTCTTTCTACTTTTGGGTCTGGCAAGGAACTCAACAAATTCGGCGGCAGGTTCAAGTACAGTAAGATTCTATCTACGATTGACAATGTTGATACTTCTATCACTTCAAATATCACCCTAGTGAGAATGAGAAGGGATTTGATTGCCAAAGTCAATCAGTTTGCCCAGTATGAGATTTGTTTCCTCAATACCATGTATGCACCTGATGAGCAGTATAACATCCGGTCTACCGGATTTACTGCGTCTGGTGTTGTTGGAACTTGTTACTTCAGTGACCAAAAGGTGAGTGAAGATAAGGGTACGATCTTTATGTTCCAGATTCTTCAGGATGATAGCGTCAAAGTTATCACCAAGAACCTTGGTCGAATTGATTATGCTAAAGGTGAGATTGTTCTTGATACCATCAACATCACATCCACTCTTGTGGGCGACAATATTATTGAGGTTGAGGCAATTCCTCAATCGAACGATGTTCTTGCAAAGAACGAACTGTACTTGCAGTTTGATGTCTCTAAGAGCAACTTCTACATGAGGAAGGATAGTATTGCAACCGGTGCCAATACTTCTGGATCACAATTCGTCCCACAGTCCAGTTACTTTGCTGACAAGAAGGTCCGTGGAACTGTTATAACTAGCACTGGTGCATCTAACTAGAAATAGTATCGGAATAAATGATAGAGACCTCTCTTAGCCGAGTAAAAATACACGAGGTTGTTCAAAGTCAAATTCCTGCGTCTATAGATGCTGAGAATCCTGATTTTGGAGAGTTTCTAAAGCAGTATTATATCTCCCAGGAATTCCAAGGGGGATCGATTGATATTGCGGAAAACCTAGTTGAATACAAGGGTCTCGACTTTCTCAACAATGAGAACCTGATTGGTTTTACATCACTCACGTCTTATCGTGATGGTGGACAAAAAACCATTGAAGTTGTGTCAACAAAAGGTTGGCCTAATAGGTATGGTCTGCTGAAGATCAACAATGAGATCATTACCTATACTGGTATCACCACAAACTCTTTCACTGGTTGCACCCGTGGATTCAGTGGCATTGAAAATAACGCCAAAACCAACCAACCTGAGTATCTGACCTTCAGCACCAGTGGTGTAGGCACTCATGATGTTGGTGCAAGGGTAGAAAACCTTAGTAATGTTTTCTTGACCCAGTTCCTGAAGAAACTGAAAAAGCAGGTGCTGCCTGGTTTCTCGGAGCGTCCGTTGCACGGTAGAGTTGATCAATCCAACTTTATCCGTCAAGCAAAAGATTTTTATCGTTCCAAAGGAACAGAAGAAGCATTCAAGATTCTGTTTGGTGCTTTGTATGGCGAACCGGTTGAAATGATTCAACCTGCCAAGTTTATGATTCGTCCTTCTTCGGCGGATTATGTCACTAATGATGTCATCATTGCTAAAGGTATTAGTGGTGATGCCCTGAAAATTGCTGGAGAATCTTTAGAGCAGGACACTTCTCCTACTAAGACTGAAGGATCGATCTACAATGTCGAGTCTGTTATTGTTGGTCTCACAACATATTACAGCATTGCTATTTCTGAGAACACCACTTTCGGTGAGTTCCAACAAACAAACAAGTCATTCACAACTATTGAAGCACCCCTTGGTGCTACTTCCATCTTTGTCGATTCTACCGTTGGTTTTAGCACTAGTGGCAATATCAAAGTAGATAATAGAGTCCTTAGATATAATAACAAAAGTTATACTAAATTTGATCTTGATGTTGCTTGTCCGGTTGCTATTTCTATTGGGTCAACAGTAACTCAAGGAATCAATGCAAAGTCTTATGAAAATGGAGACTTGCAACGCCCAGTTGAACTGGAGATTGTTGGATCTCTCTCCAAATTCAATGGCGAGGCAGTCAATCAACAGAAAGGCAGTGACATCAATGTCAAGACTCTGGGTATAGAGCAGAATGATCGTCGATGGTCTAGTTGGATCTACAATACCGCTGTATCTTATGGTATTCTAGAATTTACCGCAAACGGTTCTAACAACTACAATATCAAACTTGACACCGATCATGTTTTTATTGCTGGTGACACAGTTGACATCATTGATGTTGATAATGTCGTAATTCCTGGCACTATCACTGCATCTATCTCTGATGATAGCATCACAGTTGCTTGTTCAACTCTCACTCCACAAAAACGCTATAAAGTCCGTCGTAATCTGAAACTCAACCAGCAAGTTATTGCTGACGTTCAGAATACTTATTCTGATCCAGACGATAGTGTCTTTGTTGCATCAAATAGCATTCCTCACTGGGCGATCAATCCTTCCAAGAGGGATCGTGCTTTCTTCACTCCAAACAGTGCCACTAATCTGATCGACATTAGCGATCACCACCTCTATGATGGCGATCAGGTTGTTTATCAGAACGTTCTTGGCACTGTACTGACCAACCTTACTGAGGGTGAGTCTTACTTTGTCAAGAGGATCAGTGATAGTCAGATTGCTCTGGCATTTACTCCCGAGAACGTTCGTAGTGGTCAGTATATTGATGTATTCACCGCAGCAGATATCGGTACCTCCCAGTCTGGGTTACTGACTCCTACAATTTTCTACAACACCGACTTAGGTGCTCAGAAACTGCTGCGTAAATTCAACAAACCAGAATTTTCTCCAACTGGTCCAGTCAAAACTGTACAAGGTGGCGTTGGTCTGTTTGTCAACGGTGTTGAGATCTATTCATATAAAGCAACTGACAAGATTTTCTATGGTTCCCTGCAATCTGTCACTGTCCTGAATAGTGGTGATGGATATGATGTCATCAATCCTCCCCGTCTATCGGTTGCACAGGCAGGACACACCGGAGTGGGTGCATCTTGCATTGCACAGATGAAAGGCACCTTACAGGAGGTCCTGGTGGACGATGACGACACTGTGGGACTTGACTACGAGGAAGTTCCTACAGTATCCATCCTTGGCGGCAACCATAAGGATGTTGTGGCACGGGCAAAGATGAAAACTGTACCCCGAGTCATTGATTTTGACAGTACAACAACTGGTGGTGTGGTAAACACCTCAACAGATACCTTCCTGTTTGCCAAACCTCATGGATTTACAAATGGTGAGGAGATCATCTATACCACGAATGGCACAAGCAATATTGGTATTGGCACGACACCAGGAACCCTTATTGATTCTGCATCGTATTTTGTAAGGAAGATTGATGACTTCTCATTCCGTCTTTCTGAGACCAAAGCAAATTCTTTGGCGACAAATGTTGAGGTTATTATTCCTATCACTGGTAGTGGTGGAGGTATTCAAAGATTCACCTCTGTTAGGAGACGTAGCAGAATTGATGAGATCCTGATTGAAGGAACCGGTTCTTTCCATAATAGGGAAATCACCACTATTGCTGGTATCAATACATTTACTAACAGCATTGAAATCAACAACCACGGATTCAACAGTGGAGATGTTGTTGTCTATAGTTCTGATATTGCAAACATTCAAGGTTTGGTTGATGACAGTCAATACTTTGTATCCAAAGTCTCTGATGACATTTTCCAACTGACTACTGACAAAAATAATCAAAATCTTATTGCACTGAACGGTCCTGGGTCAGGAACGCATACCTTCAAAGATCCTGCGATTCAGGTTCTTGTTAGTGGTCGTCAGGGCATTACAACTTCTAACACCACGGCAACTCCTATTGTACGAGGTTCTGTTCAGAACGTCTTTGTTACCGTTCCTGGTGATAACTTCGGTTCTACCGTAATCAATGATAACTTCAGACCAGAAATCAACACGGTTATTGGCAAAGAAGCATTCTTGCAACCGTTCATCGTCAATGGTCGAGTAGATCAAATTATCATCAAGTCTGGTGGTAAAGATTTCTTCAGCACCCCAGATATTGTCATCACTGGTGACGGTGTGGGTGCAAAGGCGAAAGCAGTTGTTTCTAATGGTCAGATTGTTGCCATTGAGATGATTGAAAAGGGTGGTAACTACACCCAGTCCCAAACTACTGTTGCAGCAAAGACTCCTGGTGGTCATGCAATCTACTCTGCTAATCTGAATGAGTGGACTATCAACCAGGTGAATCGATATGCACGTTTTGGTGATGTATCTACGGATGATGGTTATTACGAAGTTGCCAAGGACAGCAATCTTGGCAACCCTTACGTAAATTACTATGCACCACGTAACTTGAGGGATTATCTCCAAGATTCTGGCGGTGACCACTCACCCATCCTCGGTTGGGCGTATGACGGCAACCCCATTTATGGACCCGTAGGATTCAAGAATCCCAACGGTAGCGGTCTTCTTGGATATATGCAATCCAGTTATGTGAAATTGTCTGGTCAGCGTACTAACGGTCCTAGTATCGTAAACTATCCTGCTGGATTCTTTGTTGAGGATTACACATACAGACCTGGTTTTGGTGACCTTGATGAACATAATGGTAGATTTACTGTCACTCCAGATTATCCAAACGGAGTGTATGCATACTTTACTACGGTAACTAGTAACCAGATTTCTAACTCTGGAAGTCCTTTCAACAATGGCAGAGAACCCATTTTCCCATATGTTGTGGGAGATTCTTATAGATCTCAACCAGAGGTATTGAACCTAGGATTCGGATTTGACCAACAGCATGATCCCTTGAAGTACAATCTGGTCAGGAATACTAGAAACTACAACATCAATTCATATGATTTCGTCTCGAACTCACAGAAAAATACATTCGTCCAATCCCGAATCGTCTCGACAAACACTGGTGGAATTACTTCACTGGACATTATTGATGGTGGTAATGAGTACGGTGTTGGTGACAACGTGGTATTTGATAACAGTGAAACCAACGGATTTGGCGCAATCGCCCACGTTTCAAAAATTAGTGGCCCGATCATTAGTTCTTTCACATCGACTGTAAACAGTTTCCCTGATACTACGTTTGTATATACCGGTGGCAGTGTCACTGGTATTACCACTGTTCCTCATAACCTAGTTACTGGAACTTCGCTTAGGGTAGATGATGTCTCTTCTACCCTGCATGACGAACTTGAAGGTCGTCATACTGTTACGGTAAGTTCTGTCAAATCTGGTCTGTCTACCACAATCAATGCCCTAGGCGTCAATGGTGGTATTACTACCAGTGTCAAGATCAGTGATGATCCATCTAAATTTGAAATTGATGACATCATCCGCATCAATAGTGAGCAGTTCCGTATTTACAGAATTGATACTGCAAGAAATGAACTTGACCTGCTGCGTGCCCAAAATGGCACTGCTGGTGTCGCTCATACTAACGGTTCACGTATTGATCGTCTTGAGCGTAAGTTTACCTTCGGTCTTCCGAGTTGCGACTCCACCCCACTAGACGAACGTGTCTATTTTGATGCCACTTCCCAGTTGGGTATTGGTGCATCTATTGGTCAAGGAGAAACCCATACTATCACCAACCAAAGAATCCTAGGCACTGGTGGTACTCGTGACATTCCCAAGGGCACTATTTTCCTACCCAACCATCCGTTCAAGAACGGTGAAAAAATTACTTACAACTATGATGACGGCACTGCCATCCAATATTTGACTGCTGGTGTTGGCACTGCTTCTGGTTGGTCTGCTCCTCTGCCCGAAACTCTGTTCGTTCAAGTTGTTGACAACAGCACTGTTGGTGTTGTCACCATGCAGAACCAGATCAATTCTCCTAATAGTCGGGCACTGTTCTACAGCAACATTGGTGTTGGCAATACCCACTCCTTCAAAACAGTTAGAGGAGAAATCACTGCCACAATTCAAATCACTGATGTAACTGCTACCACCAAGAATCCCCATACTCTGCGTCCTGGGGATGAGATTGATATGAACATTGTTTCCATGGGAACTAGTTCTATCGCTCTTACCTACAATCCTGGCAACAGGTTTGTGAGTATTGGTAACTCAGCAAATCCCAAAGTCACCGTTGTTGATGGTGATCTGCTTGAGTTTGACATGTCTGATTCGTCTTTGTCAAACACTAAACTCGGATTCTATCTAGATTCAACGTACCAGAAGTCTTTTGTTGGTTCCGGTAAATCTACTATCGAAGTTAGTTATAGTGGTGCCCCTGGTTCTAGTGGTTCTAAGGCATCTGTACACTTCACTCCAGAAGTTCCTAGAACTCTATTCTACAAGTTAGAATCACTTGATACTTCTAAGATTATTGAAGTCGATGACTCTATTGACGATTACGGTAAGATCGTAGTCACACAAAGTGATTTTACGACCAAAGCATCTATTAGTTCTGTTACTAGCGACACATTCAAGTTCAACATTTTTGAGAACCCAGAACGTGTTGGATATACTTCAGTAACAGCAGACATCAATTATACCACGACTTCTCTTACTGAGAAAGGTCCAATCGCTGATCTGCTCTTGGTTTCTAAGGGTACTCGTTATAGAGATCTTCCGCAAGTAACTGTTGGGTCAACAACTGGTACATCTGCATTGCTGCGTGCTTCTGGTTCAAACGTTGGCAAGTTGGATACTGTAGAAATCATCCAGTCTGGTTATGATTATCCATCAGATAAGACTCTGCGTCCAGAAGCAGAGATGCCTCAGGTTCTCTTCCTGAAGGACAACTTCACCGTCTCTAACGTTGCTATTACCAGCACTGGCAAGAAATATCTGACTGGTCCAGACTTGGTAATCTATAACACGAAGAAGAATGAAGTCAATGCTGGCACTGAATTCAAAGTAGAACTTCTTGGTTCTAGTGTATCTAATGTTCGCATTGTCCAGGGAGGTAACAACCTGAGCAGTGGTGACAATAAACTGGTTGCTATCAACAACAGCAATGGAGTTGGTATTGTAACTGTCACATATAGTGCTCCTAATGTCACTCTAACTCTGAAGACCCCAGAGACTGGATTTGATGCAACTAACATGCCATTCGCAGTTGGCGATAAAGTGTTCGTTGAGAACGTTGGTGTGACATCCGGCCATGGATATAACTCATCCACATTTGGATTTGATACCTTTACTCTAACAGCAGTCAATCCGGCTGTTGGTCTTATCAACAAAGCAACGATTACTTATGAGGTCCCCGTTGATCCTGGCGTCTATGATCTGGGAACCTTTGGCACTGTTAGCAACGATAAGGACATTGCCAAGTTTGATGTGACTCTTGATGAAGGTAGATTCTTCAAAGGTGAGCGAATTATCAATATGCGTAATTCTGAGACATCTAGAATTGTCTCGGGCGAAGGTAAAGTAAGAAATGTTATTCGTGTCAACAATGTTGACGAATTCCAAGTTGGAGACAGCATTACTGCTGAACTCTCCGGTTCAGGCGGAACTATCGAGAGGATAGAAACTTTCAAAGGAAACTTTGATGTTGGTGTTGTATTCAAGAAACGTTTTGGATGGGAAAATGATGTCGGACAACTGTCTAACTTCTATCAGCGCATCCAAGACAGTGATTACTATCAATCGTTTGCATACTCTCTGAAGAGTAACGTTGGAATTGCTTCTTGGAGTGAACCAGTTGATGCACTGGCACATATTGCCGGATTCAAAAAGCATTCAGACATGCTGATTCCGTCGCAACCCACTGGTGTTGGTAAAACCTCTACTACTGGTGTTGGCGTAGGAACTATCTCCAAGTCTGTGGTCCTGATTGACAGTGAAGATTCCCTGTCCAATATCCATAACTTCGACTTGGTTTATGAAGAACCAAATGCAACCAACACTGTAAGTGACAAGATTATTTTCAATGCACAACGTTTTGGTTCTTCTCTGATCTGTAAGTCTAACCGCGTTTTGGAGATTGATGACATCAGTCCCCAGTTCTATGATGATCCTAACCTCATCCGAACAGTTGCTATTGACTCTTTTGACACCACTTCTGCCAACAGTCCTGTTTGTGTCAAGTATTATGCTCAGGTTGTCCTAGATTCTTCTCTGGGAATTTCCTACAATGCTACTCAGTATTGTGAGTTCGCTGTATTCACAGACGGAACTGACGCATATATCAACCAGTATTCTGATCTGTCAGATGCATTTGATTTGGGCGAGTTTGTTGTACAACAGAACGGAAATGTTGTTGAGGTTTCTTTTGAACCCTACAACAACACTTTCACTTACGACATCACGTTCTATAAAGAAGCAGTTCTCAAATCTCTTGGTGTAGGAAGCACTTCTTATTCCAACATCGAGAAGATTGGTATTGCTTCTGCTTTCTCTGCAACTGGTTCTCCCGCAACACATACTATTCAAGATATTGATGCTTCTGACTTCAAGTCAGGAACAATTTTGGTTGTTCACTCTAGCAATACAGAAACTGATCTTGAGGAATATAACTTCTTGGCAGATGGCACTGGTGGAGTCCTGTTCTCAGATTATGGCAACATGAATTCTGGTAGCACCTTGGGAGATTTTGACGTTGTTCAAAATAGCGGAGTTCTCAAACTCCAATATACTCCCGCAGCAAACCAGGCAGTTACCATTAGAACTTTGACAACCTCTGTTGGTGTTGCCACCACTGCTGGACTGAATGTTTCGGAGATTCCTAAAATTGAGGTGGGTGATGCTGAGTTGAATGCTACTCGCACAGAGATTGCTGCTACTGGATCTCCTTCCGCAGTTATTGTTTCTTCCAAGGATTACACTAACTACACCTCTGTGAAGTATTTGATTCAAGTGCATAACACCACTGATGATGAATACTCCGTGTTCAACGTATCCGCAAATGCGTTTGCTGGATATTCAAATTATAACGTATACAATAACCTGTCTAACGCTACTCAACAGAAGCGTGATATTCGAGCCATAGATATAAACATCAGTGGCAATAATATGCGTTTGAGGTTTACGCCACTAGCAAACAAGGACTATGTTGTCCGGGTTTCTGAAATCCGAATTGACAAACCCGATAACGTCGCAAACGACACAACCATAACACTCTAATGGGATTTCAAATAGGATCCGTCAACAAAAAATTCAACGCTGAGCAAGAGACCTTCCTCAATCAGTTTACTCTGAGACATGAGGGAGATCCTCTGTTCAAGAAAGAATTTGTTGGGGATAGTACAACCGATATTCTTTTAGGTGATGATTCGATTGTCATCCCGAACCATTTCTATCGGACTGGTGAAGAACTGGTATATGATTCCCATCCCAATGTAGATTTTACCGGATCTACTTTTCCTATTGGCATTCAGCATGGGCAGAACGGCACTGGTGCTGGAACCACCTTGCCCAAGAGTGTATTTGCAATCAAAGTTGACGAGAATAAGATCCGGCTTGCAGCAACAAAAGCATTAGCGTTACAGAATTCTCCCATTGGTCTCACAACTGTTGGTGTGGGTGCCACTCACGCTTTTACTGCAAAGAAACTAAACACCAAGTGTATTATCCTGATTGACAATATTGTTCAGTCACCGGTTTATCCACGTCAGAATACTACTGCATCATTGGTCTCTATCTCTAACAATACACTTGTTCTAGATGATGCTAGTATGTTTGAAGCAGGTAGTCTCATCAAAATCAATGATGAGATCATGGTGGTTGAAGTTACCAACAGTGGTGGCAATGCTAACACCCTTCTGGTAAAGAGAAGTTGGTTGGGAACTAGATTACAAACCCATACTGCTGGCGACACCGCCATGCTGGTGTTTGGTGATTACAACATTATTGGCGATAAGATTACTTTTGTAGACGTTCCTTTTGGTGGCAATCGTAGACAAGTTGGTATCAATTCAAGTAATATTGTTGGTCTAGGAACAGATCATAATTTTACTATTCTTACTGAGAGTCTTGAGACTGGAAGTGCCGTCAAACTTCGTTCATTGACACCACCTTCTCCACTTGTTTCTAACAGGGAATACTACATTATCCAATCTGAACCAAACACATTCAAGTTTGCAGATACTAAAGATGATGCTGTAACCAATCAACCCATTGCACTAACCTCTGCTGGTATTGGAACTCATACCCTGGTCTTTGCTGATGACATTGTTGGTAGTTCTTTCCAAGGCAGAGCATTTACTCGTAGTGACTACGACGGCAATGTTGTCATGGATGATGTTGCCCAGAACTTTACTGGTATTGGCAAAACCTTTACCCTGACTTCTGGCGGCAGCAATACTGTAGGCATCACCAGTGATTTTGGTGCAATTCTGATCAATAATATTTTCCAGAAACCTTCCGAAGACTACACTTTTATTGGTGGTTCTACAACAGGTATTACTTCTGTTAGGTTTACTGGAACACAAACTCCTGGTGGAGTAGATGTTCTCAGCACCGTTGATGTCAATGCTAACAAACTGCCTAGAAAGGGTATCATTGTTTCTATTGGCAATAGTCAAGGTTTTGGATATGAACCCGGATTGTATGATGATGTCAAATTAGAAAGCGCCAACACTGGTGTAGGTGCCAGCATCTCTGTTGAAATTGGTATTGGAAAGAGTCTGGGTGAGTTTACAATCACCAACCCTGGTTATGGATATACTGTTGGCGAGACCCTGAATGTAGTTGGTATTCCTACAGTTAGCAGCATTGGAGCAAATTTCCAGAACGCTATCTTTACTGTAGAAGACACCGCAGACGATGAGTTTGCTGGTTGGGTGTTTGGTAAGTTGCAAATCCTAGATGACATTAGTGATCAATTCAATGGTCGTAAGACTACGTTCCAACTGAAGAATAACAATGTCGTTCTTAGTATTGAAAAGCAGGAAGGTAGTCCGATTAGTCTTGACGATGTTCTACTAATCTTCATCAATGATGTCCTGCAAAAACCAGGTGTTGCATATAACTTCTCTGGTGGAACTAGGATCGAATTTACTGAACCTCCTGTAGCAGGTTCTAGTTGCCAAATTCTATTCTACCGGGGAACCGACTCTGACATTGATACTGCTTCTGCACTTGAGTCTATCAAGAAAGGTGATGGTGTCAAGATTATTGATCAGGATTCCAGAGTTGCTCGTGACATCCTGACTCGTGACACCCTTCTTACTACAAACTACAAGGGTCCCGGTATCACTGACGTGGTAGATCCACTGCGTCCTTTGCGGTGGACCAAGCAGAGAGATGATCTCTTTGTGGAGGGTGTAAAGGTTAGTAAGTCCCGTGCCGAACTTGCTGGCAATGTCTTCCCATCTTCCCGAGCAATCAAAAGCATCGCTAGTAGCGACAGCGTTATTTACATGCAGGGTGGTGCTCTTGGATTCCGATTCAGTGAGGGAAATACCTTCAATCCAACATCAGACTTCCCGATCAGGATTGTAGATACTGCCAGACCTACCACTGGATTTGGTCTTACTACCTATCAGACGCCTGTTGTCAGTATTGAAAGTGCCAACATTGCAGGTGACCAAGGTACTATCTGTGGGGTGGGTGTGAGTGCTCAAGCACTGCAACTACATTTACACATCCCATTGAATGCCCAAGCGCGGGTCAATAAATATGGAGGTATATCCAAGACCGGTATTGGTACAGGTGACTACTTTGTCATCTCTAGATCTAATGTTGGTACTGGTGTAACCGCACTTACTCAAGACAGAACTGGAACAGTTGGCATTGCTACAGAGTTCCTAGATGGTGTATACGAAGTATCGCACATCGAAGATCTTGCCTCTCAAGTTGTGAGAGTTCATGTCAATATCCAAACTAATCATGGTCTAGCACCAGGATTTGTTGGTCTGAGTAGTGATGTGGGTAACAACTACGGCACATTTAGTTGGGCGAAAGTTACCTGCGGAAACATAGGAACCTCATTTGCTGTCAACTCTACAGAAGGTCTGGTGGGTCTATCCACTGCACCCGAAGTGGTGAGAACTAGCAGATTGCTCTTGGATCTCCCATAAATAAAACGATAAAGTTCAATAGCGTAATGCCAGCCATTATAACTGACCAAATCAGGGTGTTGAACGCATCTAACTTTGTCAGCGGAATCTCAACCACTGATAACAGTTATTATGTTTTTATTGGCTTGCCGAACGCCACTGATGTTGCATCTGATTGGAACACCAACACCCCGTCGCCCATCGATAACTTTGATGAGCACGATAAGATCTATGATACGTTGATTTCTGCAAAGAAAATCAATTCGTCTGATGTCCTTCGAGTTATTCGTAAGAATAACTGGACGAGTGGTTCCATCTATGAGATGTACCGTCACGACTACAGTATTGACAACCTGAGTCCTAATACTAGTTCTACTAGTCTCTATAATTCCAACTATTACATCATCAACTCGGACTTCCGGGTTTATGAGTGTATCTACAATGGTGCTGCACCATCAAACAGTGGTAAGGGGATTATTTCTCTCCAAGAACCTGTGCACACTGATCTCCAACCTCGTTTGGAAAGTGATGGATATATTTGGAAGTATCTGTATACAATCAAACCCAGCGACATTATCAAGTTTGATAGTGCTGACTACATTCCTGTCCCCCGCGACTGGGGAACTAGCACGGATGTACAAGATGTTCGGAACGCTGCTGTTGACGGAAAGATTGAAGTCATTGTCATTGAGAACGTTGCTAGTGCATCATACCAATTCTCTGGTACAAAGAATGGCGTCCCCATTCGTGGAGATGGTCAAGACGGCGTAGCGTCTGTCACTTTCGTCAATGGCAAACCTACCAATGTGCAGGTCACAAACGGGGGCACCGGGTACACTTTTGCAACTCTTGACCTCGATTCCGTCGTCAATGGTTCTGGTGCATCCTTCTCAGTAATCATTCCTCCTCCAGGTGGACATGGTGCTGACGTTTATCGTGAGTTGGGTTCTAACAAAGTTCTCGTTTATTCACGTATCGAGAACTCTGACGTTACCAATCCTGACTTCCCCACCGGTAACCAGTTTGCTCGTATCGGCGTTATCAAGAATCCTCTTGTTAGTGGTAGCACTAACCTGTTGGACGCCCCCACCGCATCAGGTCTTTACGGTATCCGTTTGACTGGTGCTGCCTCTACGACTATGGCGGTCCAGACTGACGGTGAGGTTTCTCAGACAGTAGGTGTTGGTTCTACTGCTATTGGTAAAATTATCGGTTACGACACTGTAACTCAGGTCCTACAGTATTGGCAAGATCGTAGTGTTGCCAATGGAGATGCAGCGTCCATGCATCAATACCGTCTAAATAGGTTTACGAAAACCCCTGGTACAGGCGGATCTTTGAACGTTGTGGTCCAAACAACCACTGGCACAGAGACACTTGCTATCGATAGTGGGTTCACGGGAGTATCAACAACTGTGAACAACCGTACTTATTACTTCGGACAAACTTTCAATTCTGGTATTGCTTCTCCTGAAATCCAAAAGTATTCTGGCGACATTATCTACTTAGATAATCGTCCTGAAGTTACTAGAGCGACAAACCAAAGAGAAGATATCAAAATTATCTTAGAATTCTGATACGATGCCACAGAACACCAACCTAAACGTCAGTCCATATTTTGACGACTTTGATTCTGAAAAGAATTTCAACAAAGTTCTGTTCAAACCAGGATCTCCTGTCCAAGCGAGAGAACTAACAACTCTGCAATCTATCCTACAGGGACAGATTGAGAAGTTTGGTAAACATATTTTCAAAGAGGGATCTGTTGTAATCCCTGGTAAGTTCAACTATGACTTTGACTACACGTATGTCAAAGTAGAGTCTACGTTCTTTGGTGTTCCGGTAGAACTCTACTACGACAAACTGGTTGGTCTCCGTATCAAGGGCAAGACTTCAGGTGTCATTGCTCAGGTTGTTCTTGTTCTGTCGTCTGAAGAGTCTACTGATAACTGTACTACAATCTATCTGAAGTACGAGACCAATTCTGACGACCTCTCAACATCCACTATGTTGGATGGTGAGAACTTGGTTACCCTGAGTGACTTCACTTATGGTGTGACGACTATTACTGAGGGTTCTGACTTCGCCACTGCTCTCAATTCTAACGCAACTGGTTCTGGTTCTGCGTTCACTCTGGTCCGTGGTGTCTTCTTTGCACGTGGTGCTTTCGTTGAAGTACCCACTCAGACCCTCCTGCTGGACCAGTACAACAACAAACCCTCCTTCCGGGTAGGATTCCAGGTAGTAGAGGAAATCATCACTGCTGTAGAGGATCCTACGCTGTATGACAATGCAGCAGGTTTCTCTAACTTTACTGCTCCGGGTGCTGATCGACTGAAGATCAGTCTTGCTCTGACCCGTAAGCGTCTGGATGACTTCAATGATGAGAACTTCATTGAACTTCTTCGCACAGATGAGGGTGAAGTCAAGCAGTTAGTTGACCGTACCGTCTATAGTGAGATTGCTAAGGAATTTGCTCGTCGTACGTTTGACGAGAGTGGCAACTACTATGTCAATAAGTTCGACCTTGAAGCAAAAGAGTGTCTGAACGATCGCTATTCTAACTTTGGTCAATTCAGTCAAAACAGACTGACCGAAGATGGCAACAAACCATCTAAAGATTTGATGTGTATCCGGATTGGTCCCGGTAAAGCATACGTTCAAGGTTTTGAAACACGAGTTATTGGTACTCGGTTCCTTGATGTCAAAAAACCTCGTACTACCAAGACTGTAACTGATCGTGCAATCCCGTTTGAGGCAGGTAATCGCCTCCGGGTCAACAACACTTTGAGTGCAGCCCAGATTTCTATTGCCGCGGCCAATAGCGATTTTGTTGATCTCCGTAGCGAGCGTCTTGATAGCAATAAATCAACCGCTTCCGGTGAAAGCATCGGTCGTGCTCGCGTCTACGATTATAAACTCCAGAACTCGGCCTACACTGATAATACTTCAGTTTTTGAACTCTTCCTGTTTGATATCGTCACCGACACTAAGGTGACTGTCAACCAAGCAATTACATTGAACGCACCTGCTCTGGTTGAGGGTGCTCGTTCTGGTGCTCGCGGTATGCTCCGTAGCAATACCACTAGTGACGAACTTATTCTCTGTGAAACTGCTGGTAAGTTCTTGGTCGATGAACCCATTCGTGTGAATGGAGAAGATCAAGGTCGTATCATCATCGAGGTGCGTGAGTATGGTATGGCAGATGTCAAGTCTGTCCGCTCTACTGGTGGTGGTCGTACATTCGCTGCTGACACTGTTCTTGAGGAGCAGTTCAACTTCGGCGCACAAGAATTCTTCCTGACCTCTGGTGGTGCATTGACTTCCGGTTCTACTGGGTGGGCAAAACGCCTGAAAGTTGGTGACATCGTTGCTTATAACGTCTCTGGACAAAGCGATACTGTTTATAACCAGGTCTCTGCTGTTGCAGGATCTAATCAAAGTGCAACCTTGGTAGCAAGTGCTAATGCAGCAGTTGCTGGTGTTGCATATCATGATCTGCCCGGTAGTGGCACGATTACAATTACTGGTCTGAAAGTCGTCTCCCCCAAACTGATTGGTTCTGACACTGGTTTCCTGTATGCGGAGATGCCCAACACTAATGTTGAAAGTGTTGATCTGACGAATGCAGTGATTTCTACTCGTCAAGAACTGACAAGTCAATCCACTGATGGTAGTGGTCAGTTGACCCTGCCGTCACTGGTTGGTACTGACTTCGTATATTCTGCGTTCGACGAAGAACGTTATACTGTCATTTACAACAACGGTACCATTGAAGATCTGTCTGAAGACCAAGTTGTCTTCACTGGCGGCAGTAAGTCTGGTACTATTTCTGGATTGACTGCTAGTCAGTCTGGAAACGTTGTTGTTCACGTCACAAAACAAAAAGGCAACGTGTCTTCTAAACTGAAGACACTGACAAAAGCTACCGCTTTGACGGTAGACGGTTCAAGTAACTCTAGCAGTGCAGGTCTTGCCGATGGTCTTACCGCTAACTCCATCTACGGAAAACGAGTCCAAGATAGGGAAATCTCACTTGACTACCCTGATATTGTTCAGGTTCATGCTGTATTTGAGTCTTCTGGGTCTGGCGATCCAACTATACCATCCATAACTCTTTCATCTTTCACTGGACCCAACAACGACAACAGTGACCTCATCCTGGGTGAGGTTGGTATTGGTCAATCCTCTGGTTGTGCCGCTTATATTCTTGCCCGTAGTGGCAGCACTGCGATTGAAATTTGCACGAAGAACTCCCGCAACTTTATTGAGACTGAGGAGATCTTGTTTGAGACCAGTGGTGTCAAAGCAAATGTTTCTGTTATCACTCCTGGCGATCCTAACATCCGCAAGAACTTTGTTCTGGACAATGGTCAGCGTGATGAATATTATGACTTCGGACGTTTGGTTCGTAAGCAAAATGCAGGTGAACCTCAAGGTCGTTTGAAGATTTACTTCGATCACTATGAGGTCAATGCTCAAGATGCTGGTGATGTTGTTACTGCATCTAGTTACGAGAAAGCAGAGTATGACAGGATCCCCGCATACGGCAATATCCGTAACAGTGACATCATTGACTTGCGTCCTAGGGTAGCACCTTACTCCGGTAGTCGTTCTCCCTTTGAATTTGACTCTCGTAGTTTTGCCTCTGGAGGACAGTCTGTCCCCAATGTTCTTGAGTCTAACGAGAACATTCTCTTCAACTATAGCTACTATCAGGGAAGGAAAGATCGCCTGTATCTCAACCCCGATAACTCCTTCAATATTGTAGAAGGTATTCCTTCCGACAACCCAGTTCTCCCCGATGTCGTGGGTGGTGCTTTTGAACTGGCAACTATTGAATACGCCCCATACATTTACGATGCTCGTCTAGAGACTACTATCCGGTTCAAGGCAAACCGTCGATATACCATGAAGGATATCGGCAAACTGGAGAATCGTATTGAAGATCTTGAAGAGATCACATCACTGTCTCTCCTAGAAGCTAAGACCGAAAGTCTGACTATCAAGGATCCTGATACTGGTCTTGATCGTTTCAAGAATGGTTTTGTTGTTGATCCATTCAACTCATTTGATGTTGCAGACAAGACGCAGACAGAAATCAAATATGAAATTGATGGTGGCAAACTGACACCTAAGAAGACACGTGACTCTATCGATCTCTTGATCGGTTCTAACAGTGTTGTTGGTCTGACTGGTGCTCCAGATCCTACTGTGGATCCCCGTTTTGCCGAAGACCTTGGTTCACCTAACATCCAGAAGACTGGAGACATGGTGACTCTTGCATACGAGGAAGTTGAAGATCGTAACCAACCCTACGCTACCCGTTTGGAGAGTGTCAACCCCTACATGTACCGTGACTGGAACGGTGTGCTTCAATTGGTTCCCGATTCTGATGTGTATGTCGATCGTGTCCAACAGACTATCACTGAGGGTGAAGGATTTGCAAACGACTTCATCTCTGAGACTGAACCAGTTCCGTTCATGCGTGAGCAGAACATCGAGTTCAATGCGACTGTTCTGAAACCCCACACTCGTCACTATTCATATTGGTCTGGCACCGATATGATTGATGATAACTTCTACACTATTCCTAAACTGATTGAGGTTACTCCTCAAAGTGGATCCTTCCAGACTGGTGAGACCGTCATCGGTTACATGTTCACAATGCAGAATGCTACTACTTCTGCTGACATCCGTTTCCGACTGGCAGCACCTAACCACAAGGCAGGTCCTTTCGCCAACCCACAAATCACTTACGGTGACAACCCATACTCCTCTACGGTTGGATTGTCTTCTTCTTACTCAGAGACAACAACTGTTTTGAACGTTGATTGTTCGTCCCTGAACCAAAAGTCCGACTCTAACTTCTTCGGAGTCCTGACTCCGGGCATGCTTCTGGTTGGTGAAACTAGTGGCGCACAAGCAACGGTCAATGACATCCGTCTGGTGTCTGACTCTACTGGTTGTGTTCAAGGTTGCTATTACATTCCCCCGAACACTTTCCAAGACGGAGAGAATACTTCCCAGTTAGTTGAGATCAAACCAGAAGATCAAATCCCTGGTAAGAACTTCAGTAACGCTACACAGAACTTCTTCTCTGAAGGATTTGAAATTACAGAGACTACTGTTATCCGCACGGAACCTGCTCTTCCCGAACCGGTTGTTATCAACGTCACGAACGTTGTGAACAACGTCACCAATGTTATCCAACCGCCGCCGGAGCAAGATAACAATGACGATCCCCTGGCACAGTCCTTTGAAGTTACCGATGATCCTGGTATCTTCATGACCTCTGTTGACATGTTCTTCCAGAGCAAGGCAGCAGAAGTTCCCCTCAAGGTCCGTATCGTTCCTCTGGAGAATGGTTATCCATCTGCCAAGGTGATGAAGAACAGTGAAGTGTTCTTGAACCCAGACCAGGTGTCGATTTCTAACGACGGAACTGTACCGACAAACTTCCGTTTCCGTGCTCCGGTGTATCTGCCCAAAGGCAACTATGCCTTCTACCTGGGTTCAGCATCTGGCGATTACGATGCCTGGATTTCTCAAGTTGGCGAAGCAGACATTACTACTGCTGATCTGAGTCAGTTCCAGCAAGTCATTGTCGCTAAGCAACCGTCTCAAGGTTCTCTGTTCAAAGCACAGAGCAACTTCACCTGGACTGCATCTCAGTTGGAAGACTTGAAGTATAGGTCCTACAAAGCAAAGTTCATCACAGAACCCGGTACAGTGCGTCTGTACAACCCTCAGTTGAACTTGCTCAACCAACGTAACAAGTTGCCGGATAATCCGATTGAGACCTTCTCCAAGCGCGTGTACGTGGGTCTGGCGTCGGGTACTGATAGTCCCCATATCCTTGAGGGTGTGGTTGTTTCTCAAGAGAACAATACTACTGCCCGTGGCACGATTGCCTCACGTTTGTCTCACCTCAGTCAGGCAGCAAACACTCTGGCCATCACCAACGCTGGTACCGACTATGAAGATGGTACCTATAACACAGTGAACTTTATCACCTCCACTGGTCGGGGTCAAAACGCAGTTGGTGTTGTGACCGTCTCTAGTGGCAGTATTACTGGTGCAACTGTCAAACTTGATAACACAGGCGAAGGTTACTCTGTTGGTGATACCCTGACTGCTAACCTGGGAACAAAGGGACTTGGTAAGAATTTGGTACTGACTGTTGGCGTTACTACCAGCACTAGTGCACTTGTACTGACTAACGTCTCTGGTGCCGATTTCAATACCACTGACTCTATCTCCTACATCCCTGCTGTTGGTCCCCAAGCAGGTATTGCATCTGTCCAAACTAACATCATTCCTAAGGTTGTTACTGTCAACTCTGATCAGTACGATGGTCGCCACTTCAAGGTCAACCATCCTAATCATGGTAACCACTCCAACAACTCTGTAGTCAGTCTGACTGGTGTTGGTGGTGATAGCGTCCCAACCCGTCTGACTGTTGGTTATGCCGCAAGTCTGACCTCTGTGGTCAGTGTTGCAAGTACCATCGGATTCAACTTCTTTGAGGGTGCACAAGTTACTGCAAGCAATCCTGGATTTGCCAAGATTGGTGACGAAGTTATCTCCTACACCAGCGTTGGTACAAATGCACTCTCAGGAACTATCACCCGTTCTGTTGACGATACCATCGCTATTGATCACGCTATTGACACTCCGATTCAAAAGTACGAACTCTCTGGAATGTCCCTCCGCAAGATCAATACCGATCATGACCTGATTGATGTTACCAACAACATCGAAGGTAAGATTGCTCTTGATAGTTATTTCGTAAAAGTTGGTGGTGGTGTTCTGTTCGCCAAAGATAAAGTTGGTGGTGGTGACGGTGCACGTGGTTCTAGTAACATCGTGTTCGATACCGTCAATCCTAACATTGCCCACAGCACACCTATTGGAACCAAACTGACTGGTAAGATTCGTACCACCAGTGGAACCAGTGTTGATGGTAATGAGACTTCTTTCTCCGACCAAGGATTTGAGGACATCTCCCTCTTTGGTCGTACTCAGTTGAACTCTACTCGTATCATTGCTTCTCGCAAAAACGAGCAGGCAAAGTCTTCTATCCTTGCCCTGCCTGGTGCTAAATCGTTCACCTTTGAGGGAACTCTCAGCACCGACAATGAGAACGTGTCACCTGTCATTGACGTGTTCAAGAGTTCTATTCTTACTGAGTCTAACCGAATCAACAAACCCATCGATAACTTCCTGACAGACCGTCGTTCTAACGTTATTGACGATCCTCATAGCATGATCTATCAGACTAAGGAAATTGGTCTTGAGAATCCTTCTACATCGCTGAAAGTTCTCTTTGCTGCTAACCGTCCTGCTGAATGTGAGATGCGTGTCTTCTATCGCCTCAAGCGGGAAGACTCTTCCGAGTTCGATCAGGTTTTTGAACCTATGCCTGGATTCAATAACTTGGATGCATCTGGTGACGTTATCAACGAAAACAACAACAGCGGTTTGCCAGATAGAAACATTTCGCCAAGTTTGACAAACTCGTTCAACGAGTATGAGTACACTGCTGATGACCTGCCACAGTTTACTTCCTTCCAAGTCAAGGTTGTATTCAACTCTAGCACTCAGTCTGAGGCACCAGAACTGCTCGACTTCCGTACCATTGCTGTCGCATAATGAGAAACAAAGAAGATCGAAAGATCGCTAAAAAGATCTTGAAGATTGCCAAAAAGCATCCCGAGATGTATACCCCAGCAGAACTTTCCTATGCTAGGATGATCAAACGTATCAATAAAAAGAGACCGTTAGACGAATGAGTTGGGGATTTTTATGGGAGTTGCTGTATGAAAGCGAAGAGAGCGAAAGTGGAGGATCATCCTCATCTAGAGAGGGATCTGACGACTAGTGCGGTGGTGTCAACTGACACCACAGGATACAAAAAATATATTGCCGATCGCGATTCCCGACGATTGCAGAACAGTAGAATCAGTGATCTGGAAGACGAGATCAAGGAACTCAAAGATCTGATTCGCAATCATTTGAATAAATAATACAGTGACATTCTAGGCAGAGATGGCAGTACCAGTTGTAAATATTCAAATTGAACAGGGTACTGACTTCACTGCTACCTATTCAGTAACAGCAGCCACTGGATTACCTCTAAATCTGACAAATCACAGCATCACCGCAAGGATGAGCAAGCACTCAGGTGTTGATGCTGGTTTTATTGGTTTTGGAGTAACTTTTGGTGCAGCGCCAACCGAAGGTAAAATTACTATTACTCTAACAAACTCTCAAACCGGTATCATTACCGCCGGTCGTTATAATTACGATGTCTTGGTCACGAATGATGTTACTAGTAAAGTAACAAAGGTCATTCAAGGTCAGTCACAAGTCAATGGGACGATTGCATGAAAGTACAATTAGAGAATAATCAGTTTTCAGTTCGCCTTGTTTCTCCAGGACAATCTGAAAATTTTACTGTAAATTTGCAAGGAGCAGGTGGTTCTGCCGGAGGAGGAAGCGACGTGGATCGACTGACACAACTTACGGATGTGAATACATCCAATCTTACAAGTGCAGATCAAAACAGATTTGTTTTGATTTATGATGCATCATCATCTTCTTTCAAATTTGTAAACCCTGATGAAGTAGTCGATGCTGCAACTGGAGCATCTACTGTTCCTGGCGGTGCTCCCCCAAGTGGTGGCATATCCAGCGAAGCACTTCAATACTTGGATGACGCCCTGGATGATCGTATCGATCTTGACGCAGGGTCGTTTTAGAAATAAATATTACTATAAAAATCTTTATTATTTGCAGTGACTAATGGCATAACAATTACTGAATAGTAAAAAATGGCAGCGCCTGTCTTACAGTTCAAGCGGGGTAACTTTTCAGCTCTTCCGGGTCTCCAAGCAGGTGAACCGGGATGGGTTGTAGATGAGTTTGACCTATTTGTTGGTATTGATTCTACAACTAACAATAATAAGATTGTTGGTTCTGCCCGTTATTGGGAAAGAGAAACAGCAACAACCGGATCCGCTGTTCGCCTCGTAGAAGGTGCGAATAATGGTGACCACTATGTTGCCCTGAAGTCACCGGCAGCACTTACTGGAAATCAAGATTACATTCTACCTGCCTCTGCTACAGCAGGTGGTTATCTGAAGGTAGACGGATCAGGCAACATGTCCTGGTCTACAGAAGTTGATATTGATACCCCTCTCTCGGTGTTGGACATCGACGGTGGTACTGATATTGGCGCAGATATTACTGATGCTGACCTCTTCATCGTAGATGACGGTGGTGGCGGAACGAATAGGAAGACTGCTGCCTCACGACTCAAGACTTATGTTCTTGGTGGTGGTAGTGGTGCTAGTTTTGCTGCTATCAGTGTTAGCGGTATTGGTACTGTAACGTTTGCCGACACCACGACCCTGAAGG